GGCTCCACGCCGGACTTAGTTCGACTAGTTGCTCGTATTCGAAGTACGTGTCGTGGTAGTTACAGGCCCTGAAACAGGTCCCCCGCACTGATGAAGAGGGGGACCTCCTTTCCGCACGAGTCGTGCGTGAACTTGACATCATTGTACTGAGGGCCCGGCTGCTTTTCCTCAATGGCGTCGAGGATGCGCTTGCGGTCGAGAAGGCCCAGAGCGCGGGCGAAGTCAGGATTTCCTGTGACGGCGTTTTCACTGCCATCGGCCTCGACTACGGAAATGAGGCAGCGGGAAATCAGGAGCGTGTTCTGCTCGGATTCCGTGGCGCGGTCGACGATGGCGAGGACGGCGTCCTGGTCGGCGCCGATGGGAAGTCGGACGTAGGCCTTGCGACCCCTGCGGAGTTCGACTTCGAAGACACGGTCAGCGGGGTCGGCCAGTCGTCGGACAGGGATCTCGTCGAGGGTGACGGAGAGTCGGAACTCCTCGCCGCAGTGCGGGCAGGAGTAGCGGTCCCAGACGATCTCGTCGCCGTAGGTCGCGCGTCGGATCTCCAGCAGAAGCGTGTCGCGGTCGCCGAGCAGGAGGTTGCTGAGCAGGACGGGACTGGACTTCTGATCACCCACGGAGACGGTGCCGCTGGCGAGCAGGGTGGAGATGAACTTGCCGATGCCGCCGTTGCGGGCCTTGGTGATGGCTTCCTCGTCGCCGCCGGTCAGTTCACGTACCTCGGCGTCGTAGCGGGCGTTGGCGAAGTCGTTGCCCGAAACGAAACCGCCCGGCAGGCGGAACTGGCCACCTGCCGGGACAGCGATCTCGGGCTTGGCGACCTCGGCCCCCTGGGACAGCAGCGCCGCGATGGCGGCATTTGCCTGACCAGGGTTGGAGAGAGGGCTGGAGAACCCCTCGGTATGAAGGTCGTTTGCCACTGGTTTTGCTCCTAGTCGAGTCGGTCGATTCCGCTATTAGAAACTAACGGAAGACGAGCCGACACTGTTAGCCAACTTGAACTCGAAACCCTCGTGGGCGAGGGTCATCTGCTGGACGATGATCGCGTTGGCGCCAGCGTCCAGGTCCGAGAAGGCAACCGCCGTGGGCCACGCGTTGTAGACGCGGAATGCGGCCTTGGCGGGAGTGGCGCCGGAAGTGACCGGGTGGTCGAGCACCTTGATGTCGACCATGTGCCGGAATTCCGCACCGGCCTTTCCGTTTCCGGTGCCCTGGATGACGGTGAACAACTGCCGCATCCAGTCCATCATCTGGGAGTCGCCGACAGCGAGTCCCTTGGAAAGGGTGATGGGGGCGAAGTCGCTCTGCCCTGGCATCTTCTGGGTCGTTGTGTTCATTCCGCCCTCACGGTACGGAATCACCTCGGTCGTGACGTTCAGGCCCGAGACGGACATGAATCCCATTCGGGCGAAACCCTTGATGCCCGGGTGCTGGATCTGGACCTGGAACTTGAAATTCCGCAAGGGATCGGAAGCGATATGTCCGACGGTGGACGTAGTCGTAGCCATCAGTGGGTTACCTCTCAGGAAGTGGCCGTCGAGTCAGTGGCGGAGGAACCGCCGCTGTACTGGCCGATCTCGATGACGATGAACTCGGCCGGGGTCTGGAGAGCGACACCGACAGAGATGTTCACGACGCCGTTCGCCACCGACGCGACCGTGTTGTTCGTGGAGTCGCAGACCACGAAGAAGGCCTGGTCCGGAGTGGTTCCGGCCAGCACGCCCGTCTGCATCAGGGTGAGCAGGTACTGCGAGATGACGGCGTTGACCTGGTCCCACAGGATCTGGTCGTTGGGCTCGAACACCGCGAAGCGGGTGGCGTCGAGGATGCCCTTCTTGACCAGCATCAGGGACCGGCGCACGGAGATGTACCGGTCCGGCATGCCGACGCTCAGGGTGCGGGCGCCGTAGATGACGAAGCCGGTGCCCGGCAGGGACTTGATGACGTTGATGCCCGCGACGTTCAGCGCGTCCTGGTCCGCGTTGGAGAACCGGAACTGCACGTCGAGTACGCCCCGCAGGACGGTGTCGATACCGGCCGGAGGCTTCTGCACACCGCGCGAGGCGTCGGTGCGGCTGTACTGGCCCAGGACCGCGCCGCCAGGAGGCAGCAGGCGGGCCGAGCCGGAGGCGGTCGTAGCCGGGTCGTTGACGATCAGCCACGGGCCGTAGATGGCCGCGTAGGACGACGCGCGGATCGCGGAGCCGCCCGTGGACATTCCCTGGAGGCTCAGCGCGTAGGAGTGTGCGTTGTCGGCGCTGGAGGGCTTCTGACCGTCCACGACGACGAAGACGGTGCCCTGGTCCTCGGCCCACTCGATGATCGGGTTGAGCACGGTGGAGTCGGTCACGCCCGGCACGTTCAGCACCAGGTTGTCCTCGACGACCTCCAGCCGCTGGGTGGCCGTGGCCAGGTCGACGGCCGCCACGCCGTCGGAGCCGCCTGCCAGCGGGACACCGGTCTGTATCGCCGGGGCGTGGTCGGCCTCCCACGTGGTGGCGAGCAGACTCTCGACCTGGATGAAGGCGGAGCCGGTGACCGGGGAGTTGATCAGCGCCTGCGCGTTGCGGGAGTCGGCCGGGTCCAGGGAGACGTCGGTGAACCGCTCCTTGAGGTAGGCGGCCGTGTCCCCGCCGACGTAGACGTACAGGTCGAACCGGCCGGAGCCGGAGGAGCCCGCCGTGATGTCGACGAAGACGTTGTTGCCCCAGGAGCCCGGGGAGATCGCCTTGATCTTGAGGGTGTCCTGCGGGGTCGCCTCGGTGTCGTCCAGGGTGACGGAGGCGGCGACCGCGTCGGAGGCAGCCGCGCGCACGATGTAGGCGCTGTTGCCGCCGTTGTTGAAGAAGGAGTAGACGGCGAACGGGAGCAGGTCGGATGTGTCCCCGAAGCCGCCGTAGGTGGCCACGTACTGCGACCAGGACGACACCAGGGTGGGGGCGAGCGGACCGCCCTGCTTCGAGGTACCGACGAAGGCCGCGACCGAGTCGCCGGGGGTCGTCACCGTCTGCGCGAGCGGCGTCAACGTCTCTCCGATGTACACACCGGGACGCTTGTAGACAGTCATCTGTTATCTCCTGTAAGGGGGTGAATTCCTGGGGCTACGATTCAATGTCCCGGTGTCTGTGGTTCGGTTACGTCTTCCAGGTAGTACTCGAAGTCCAGCGCCACGGACTGAGCCTGCGCGTAGTGCGAGGCCGTCGCCGGAAGCATTTCGCTGGAAACAGAGATCAGGTACTCGCGACGGAACAGACGCTTTCCGTCCTCGTCGCGGGTGTCGACCAACTCGGGCCCGCCGAGCAAATCCAGACGGCGCACCGTCCCGTCCTCGGGAATCGAAAGGAATCCGAAGCGGGCGGGAATCCGGTCGTGCTGGGCTAGAGCCGCAGCGAGCGCCATGTCGTGCCAGTAGGTGCGGGAGAAGACGACGATCCGGTACCGCAGGTCGTACGGGATGGGGAACTCGACGATGTACGGCGACTTGGTGACGTCGTAGGACGGGTCGTCGGGGTTCCACCACTTCTCGGCGCCCTCTGGCGCGTAGGGAAGGTGTACGTAGCCTCGGTGTTCGCGCTCGTCGGCCTTGTCGATCCCCGCGTGCTCGATGACGATCAGGGGGAACGTCTGCTGGGCCAGCTCGCTCTCCGGCACGCGATAGCGCACCGCGACAGCACGGCCGTCGGGTGCGTTCACGTCGGTGACGGTGAGGCCCTGGAGTTTTGCCTTTACGGCGCGGTCCTCATTGATGAGCCATGGCATGCAGTGAGCCTCGCGGGATCTCGGAATGCGGAAGTCTTCCGCAATTCAGGATCTCAAGAAGGCCGTCGAAGTTTGTAGTCAGGACTTCTGGGACCAGCGCGAGAACTGGGCATCGTTGACCAGCTCGTCCGGTTTCATCTGGACGCATTCCAGGCCGACGATGATGTCCCGGTTCTGGATCTGCCCGAGGACCGAAATCGACGTGACCCGAAATACCGAGTCGTCGTAGACGATCCGGTCGGTCAGGTACTTCTGGTGGTCGATGTCCTGGTCGGTGAACCCCATCTTCCGCAGCGCGTCGAAGGACGCGGTGACGGAGAGGTTGTCCACCGTGTACAGGCCCTGGGTCGTGTCGTGGGCCGGGCCCTGGTTGTGGACCACGTGCAGCGCGGGGATCCGGTAGGGGCCGACGAAGATCTTGCCCTGGCCGGTGCCCTCGTCGTAGAGGTCGTCGCCGTTGGGGTCGGTGTGGGAGAAGCGGTAGTACTCCACCCGCTCCCCGATCTCCGTCTGGCGCCCGCGCAGGGTCGCCATGATGTCCGTGGTCTCGTAGTTGGCGTTGAACCGTCCGTGCGTCTTCCAGTCGAGGCGTCCCATCAGTAGCCCCAGGATCCGAAGACGCTGGAGGGGATGCCGGACTCGTCGTCGTTCTGGTGGCCGGGACCGATGGGAGGCAGGATGCGCTGCGGCAGGGAGTGGTCGTCGTACTCGCGCTCGCGGAAGAGCGGCACGAGGCGGCCGGTCGTGCGGGAGACGCGGCGCAGGTTGGTGACCTCGATCGAGTACAGGCCGACGCCCAACTTCTCGCACAGGGTCTGGTACCGCTCGGTGAGCATGCCGATCTGCGTCTGGATCTGGGCGAAGCGCTGGCCCCGGTCGACGGAGGTGCCATCCGAGGTCTGGACGTTGATGTCGGTGGCCGCGTCGGTGGACAGCGCCCACATGGCCTCGGTACATGCGAGGAGCACCACGAGGGCGTCCTCCTCGGCCGGGAGGTTGTCGACTCCCACCGGGGCCTGGTCGTACTTGATGAAGCCGTTGTCGTCCTTGTACCGGGTGGAGATGGTCCGGCCCCGGGTGTGCTGGGCGACGGCGTCGTTGAGGTAGATGTCCAGTTCGTCGTCGGAGAACAGGCCGTAGGAGGATCCCGACACCAGCAGCAGCGCGTCGAGCGCGAGGGCCTGGGTCAGGTCGAGGATGCCGTTGAGTTCGTCGAGGACGTAGTCGGCGGGGGTGCTCAGCGTGGTCTGCTGGCCCCCCGAGATATGAAGCACTTCGAGGCCGGTCACGTTGTTCGCGCTCAGTTCGTACTGTGCGACGTCCCCTGTGCCCCGGATGGTGTCGCGGAACGGCTGGAGCCGGTCGCCCAGCTCGCTGCGTACCCGCGTGCGCAGTTCTTCGAGAGTTGCCATCCCGCGACTCCTATCAGGCGTTCAGGGTGAGTGCGCCAGCAGCGATCTGGAGCGATTCGTTGGTGGCGGCTTGCAGCGGGTCGTCGATGGGCCACACGTAGATGACGTCGCCGGTCGTACCGGACGCCGTGGTGACCAGGGCCGCGTACTGGGCGGCGTCGACCATGTCTGCGGTGAACGGGCCGTAAAAGAGCAGGGCGTTGTTCGCTGTGGTCATCGGGGAGCCGGAGGGGGCGGTCCACACCACCTGCTGGCGTGCGTAACCGGCCGTCGTGATCTCCGGCAGCGTGGTCATGTCGATCGTGTCGGTGTCACCTCCCGGGTCGGCGATGAGCAGCGCGAGGTAGGTGTTGCGGGGAGCGGTGTAGGCCACCGCCCGGCCGGTGAGGAAGTCGAGTGCCTTACCGGCGTAGGTCGCGGTCGTACCGGCCATCAGGCATCAACCTTCTTGAACATGCGCTCGAAGTCGGACAGGTGGAGGGAGAAGTGCCGAACGGCCTTGCCGGGTGCGTGGCTGCCGTCGTCGGTGATGACGTGGGTGTCGTGCTCGTAGGACAGCAGGACGGAGGTCTCGCCAGCGTGGCCGACGCCAGCGGTACCGGCCGGGTGCGCGTCGACCACGGACACCACGGAGCCGGTGGGAATGTGTCCCAGTCCGGCCCCGTGGCCCTCGGCGTTCTCCAGCACGTACGACTCGCCCTTGGTCGGGCCGAGCGGCGCGAGAGTCTTCATGGGTGGGGTCTCCTTGGACCGTCAGTGCCAGATGTAGCCGAGGGAGTCGAGGTGGTCGTAGAGGGCCTTCGGCGCCTTGTAGCGCACGCCCTCCTCGAAGTCGAAGTGGTTGCCGTGGCCGAAGGTCATGTTCTCCAGCGAGGTGTTCACTCGGAACTCCCGCATGGGGGTCTCGACCTCGACGGCGTCGGACACCTCGATGGCGGCCGGAGCCGGGGCGGGGCGCATGTCCTTGGGGACGACCTCGTGAACGGTGTCGTCACGCTCGGCTGCGGCCTGGGCGTTGATGAGGGCGATCTCGTTCTCGCGCGCCTTGATTTCCTCGACGTGCTCCTTGGCGAGAGCGGCCTTGTTGCGACCCGTCAGGTCACCGGGACGAGCGACATTGCGTGCAGGCATTATGAATTCTCCGGGTTCGGGACTCGTTTACGTGAAGCGGTACTACTCTAACGAGGAAGGGGAGCGGTTCTGGTAATCCAGAAAACCGCTCCCCTAACCACGTGGACTAGCCGGTTACCGCGAGTACCAACTCAACTTGGATTCCTTTCGGAATCGCAGGCTCAGTTGGTCTCCGCGATGAGGACGGCCTGGTCCGTGATGAGGCCGAGACCCCAGATCGCGTACCACGCCAGGGCGTGCTCTCGGCCGAAGTCGAGAATGCCGCCGTCACGCAGTTCGACCGGAAGCGAGATCGCGTGACCGAATGCGTTGTCGCCCAGGAAGATGGACTGGTAGACCGTCTTTCCGGAGGCGTTGGTGACCTGCTTGACCTGAGTGGTCTCGATGAAAACCACGTCGTTGAGGCGGCCGATTTCGCCGAGCATGAAGTTGCCCGGGGCCGCGTACTTGGTGACCTCGATGAATTCCGGGTCATCACGCAACTTGCGGCTCTGGTGCGGGTGGACGAAGCAGACGTAGGTCTCGCCCAGACGCGGGACGTTCTTCGTGGCGAGGGTCTCGACCGCGTCCTTGACGAGGGCGGCGGTGAAGTCGAACGTGCCGTCCAGGGTGTCGGTGGAGGTGGCGGCGGTGCCGTGACCGTAGACGCCCATGCCGGACATGGCCGAAGCGGAGGCGTACTTGTTGTAGCCCCAGATCTTCGAGGAGGCCTGGAGCAGGGTGTCCCGGGCGGAAGCGTCCAGGTAGAGGGCCATGTTGCGGCCCAGCAGGCGGGAGGCCGACGCCATGACGTCGTCGAAGGACGCGTTCAACAGCAACTCGGAGACGGCGACGGCGTAGCCGTGCTCGGCGACGGTGATCGAGAACTGCGAGGCCGACAGGGCGTTGGTCTGCATCCGGACGCCTTCGACCAACTGGCTGGCCGCGCCCAGGTTGTTGTAACGCATGAAGTTGATCGTCAGACCGGGCTGAACGCCGAGTTCGGTCTTCTTCACAGCGAACTGTTCGAAGCGAAGGATCGGCATCGACTGGAACAAGATCTCCTTGCTCCAGATGGTCTGGATGGCCGCCCCGAGGGTGGAGTTGGCGCCCGAGTAGTTCGTCGGAGAAGCCGACAGGTTCGGGGTACCAGTGATCGCGCTAGGCATACTTGGATTTCCTTAGTTACGGGTACTCGACCGAATTACGAGTACAGACCACGCTGGTTCTGGGCTGCCTGACCGACGCCCAACTGGCCCCGAATCTTGGCGTACTCCGACATAGGCATGTTCTGAAGGTCAGAAAGGGAGTACGACTTGTGCCCCGGATCAGTGTCCATAGGTCCGGTGGTGGAATAGCCGGTGGGGCTCACACCACGCATGGAGGCTCGCTGCTGAATTGCTGCCTGCTGGACCGACTCCAGGATAGCCTGGGTCTTGGCCTTGACGGTATTGAGCGAGTTCTCCACCTCCTCCGGCGTATTACCGCCGACGAAGTCGAGAAGTTCCGGAGCGATATTCTCGCTCTCCTCGCCGACCCGTCGCTGGATGTAGGACTGGAGGCTGTTGAACTCCTGCTCCTTCTGGAACAGAAGTCGCTCCTGCTCGCGCTCCTTCTCGAACTGCTGGAGACGCTGGTTCCACTCCTGCTCCTTGACGGCGAGCAGTTCCTTGGCCGACATGTCTTCCTCGGCCTTGGCCTTGGCGGCCTCCTGGGCCTGGCGCTGACGCTCGGCCTCCTGAGCCTGCGCGGCCTCACGGGCCTTGCGCTGCTCTTCGATCTCGGCGAGGAAGGTCTTGTTCTGCTCCTCCACGCTCTGGAGGCGCTTGTACAACTTGTCCTTCTCCTCCTGCCGCGCCTTCTGGATGTCCTCGACGGTGAAGCGAGGCTCAGCGGGCGGGGTGGCAGGCGGCTCAACGACAGCGGCCGGGACGACGATGACGGGGTCGCCACCTTCACCGGGCTGCGGAGCCCCACCTGCGATGGGGAAGATCGGACGGCCGTCCTTGCGGTGGCCAAGTACGGTGCTGGCGGGCACCGAAATGCCCTGGGTATGAAGCGACATGCGCTCTCGACTCCTAGTCGGTCTGGGTGTCCGGGTCTCGGCGAAGTCCGGCTCGCGGGCCGTACGCCTGTGTCACGATTTCGTTAGTCATCTTCTGAATCTCGGGCGCGGAGACAGTGCCGAGATCGACACCACCGGGAAGCGTCACCGGATTCGGACCCGCAGGCTGATTGATGGGGTTGCCATCCGCATCAGATTGCGGTGCAGGCGCATCCACCCCTTCAGGTGGCATTCCCGTCAGTTGCAGAATAGTCGAGTCGATCTGCGTCTTTAGCATTCGCAGAGCGCCCTGCTGCTTGGCGTCCTCGATCTGCTCTTCGAAGATCTCGCGGACCTTCTCGTCCGGGAACTCCTCGCCCAAGTCGTGGAGGGCTCCGCGCATGGATTCAAGGCCCATGGACATCTTCGCCTGGATCTCATTCAACTTGATGAGGGTGTCGACCGGCAGAGGGGCGGGCCATTCACACTCGGTGAAGTAGGCCATTGGGTCGAGGACGTCGATCATCATCGGCTGGTCGTCCTTCATGATGCCCTCGGTGTTGGGGTCATACAGCCGGGTTTCCGGCTCGAAGGTGAACAGCGTCTTGAGGATCAGTTCGTTGACCTTCTGGAGGCCGACGGAGTACTGCATCTTCTTCTGGTCGTACCGGGACATCATCGGCCGGTACATGATGGCCAGGGCCACGCCCGACGTATTCGACGCGGGCTGCATCTGACCGAGCGCCGTTTCCGGAACGCCCGTGAGTTCGTGCATGGAACGCTTGATCATCTCCAGGTACTGGAGCGGTCCCGCGAGGTCGACGCCATTCTCCAAGTTGAACACCTGGGCGTCCTTGGGAAGTCCACCCCACACCTTGCGAGGACCCTTCTCAAGGTTGCTCGCTTTCGCGCCCGTGATGATCGTTACGGGGGCGGCGTGGTAATTGATGATGTCGCTGATGTCGGTCGCCTTCTCGTTGTACTCACGATTCAGGCTAATGATGTCGGCGATATCGGAAAGACCCCACGGAGAGCCGCTGACCTGCGAGTTTGCGATGTGAACCACGGGTATGAGACCGAGCGGGTTCGGGCGGGAGTCGATGAGTTCGTCATTGAGGTATTCCTCAATGGTGGAATCCGTCAGGACCTCGACGTAGGTGTAGACGGAACGTGTCCCGTCCTCGCCGGTAGCCCAGAAACGGTACTTCAACTTGAAGCGGATCAGGCGGTCCCGGTCGTGCGGGTGCCATTCCGGGAAGCAGAAGGAACTGTTGAGCGGAAGAATGCGCACCTTGCCTGGCTGTGGTTGTCCCAGGTCATCTTCGAATGCAGGCTGATACGCGACCTTCACAAAGACGTCGCCGGAGACGCCGCCTTGCTGGCCCATCTCCCAGAGCAACTGCTCCTTGCGGTTGTCTACCTCCCACGCCCTCTTCAGGAGGGTGGGGATGATGTGCTCGTACTGCTTCACGCTCTTGAAGTGGACGCCGCGTCCGAACGTGAAGTTGTTGATGTAGTCGGCGAAGGCCTTCACGTAGTTGAACGTGATCTGGCTCTCTCCAGCCTCGCGGCGGTATCCCCAGTGATGTCCCAAGTAGTATGCAAAGTTCTGGGAATAGCGGTTGAGGCGCGGGCCGTGTACTTCAAACTCCTCGTCGGCCAATTCGACCAGACCGAGAGGCGAGATCGACACAGTGAGGTCTGATCCCGAAGCCCGCATGCTGGGGCTAGCGAATGAAATGGCACCGCTCATGGAAAGGGTTCTCCGACTCAGATCTCGATGACGCGAGTGGGCTTGATCTGCCGCGTCTCTCGCTTGGCCTTGGCGCGGCTCTCGAAAGCCTCTCCGCGCTGGACGACGTTCCCGCTGGGCAGGACCTCATGAAGGACGTACTGTCGCGTGCGGTCGCCCTCCTCGGTCTCCACGGGAATTCCGCGAACGAGGTAGCGCCCGTCGATGAGGCTCTTCCCGACCGTGTCGCCCTTTTCGAGCGGAAGGCGGGGAAGAACCTCATCGATAGAGGCGCGGGGGGACCTGCGACGGTCGTTGAAGGCGACCACAGGAATCAGTCCTCGACGACAGCCGGGGACAGACGCTCGTACCGGCCGCCGTTGCGGACGACCTCTTCGTAGCGAACCGCCGCGTAGTCGGTGAACGAGCCCTGAGCGAACTCCCCGAGGTAGGTCGGCGCTTCGACCCAGGAAGCCGAGCCGACGTGGGCCCGCTCCGCCATGGTCTCCTGCGGCGACTTCTCGTAGACGTTGGCGTTGTGGTTGGGGCGGCCCGGAGCGGTGATGTAGCCCTGGAGCGCACCCTTGGTGAACTCGTTGGGGACATCCGTGTCCGTTGCCACGCCCTCCTCGAACCGCAGAGGACCACGCCGCACAGCGTTGTCGGCGATCTTTCGCTCGTAGACCGTGCCGACGCGCTCCTGGAACTGCGGGTCGGGTGCGAGATTTCCAGCCATTCCGTAATCCTCTTCCGATAGCGAGGTAACGCTACAAGCGTATGAGGATTACGGAATCGATTGTTAACTAGCGATACTCAGGAAAGCGCGCCCCAGACGGTACCGTTCGCCACGTTCGTAATGCTGTTCACCGTGATTGACCCCGGCAGCGAGGCAAGGGCCGAGCCATAGGCGCCGAATCGGTAGTTGGCCGGAGTCAGGTTCACGTTGGTGACACCCGTAACGACGCTGGCTCCACGGGCGACGGACGGCATGGTTGTGCCGCCCGACACGAGATAGGCAATCCAGTACGCGCCCGGAGCGAGCGAGTGCGAGGCGGCCATCGGCGCCGACTTCGGCCCAGTCGACTGCATGCTCGTGGACACGTCGGAACTCTGGTCGATGAGCACTCCGGCGCTCGTGTAGAGGCCGATGTACGTACCGGTCAGCGCTGCACCCGCACCTGAGACCACCCACCAGAAGGTGGAGACAGTCCTCGTCGTGCGCAGGAAGACCTTGGACAGAGCCAGCGCGCCGGACGACAGAGTGACTGCCGTAGGGCCGCAGGTAGCCGGGTCCTGAGTCCAGGCGGCCAGCCCATGGTCGGACGGCAGGGCGAAGCCACCTGCGGACAGGTCGAGCGCCGAAACGTCTGCGGCGGTCAGCGTGATGCTGGCGCCGCTCTTGCCGTTGACCGTGGTCGGGTTTCCCTGGGGCCCGGTCGCTCCTGTAGGGCCGGGGTCTCCCTGCGGGCCCTGGACACCCTGAATGCCCTGCGGACCGGTCGTGCCGGTATCACCCTTGGGACCCTGCGGTCCTGTGGCACCAGCGGGACCTTGTGCTCCCGTAGCCCCGGACGCGCCGGTGTCGCCCTTCGGCCCTTGCGCTCCCGTAGGGCCCGGATCGCCCTGGGGACCCTGGGGACCAGGCACCGTGGAGTCAGCACCTGCCGGGCCTTGGGGACCGGTTGCGCCCTGTGCTCCGGCCGCTCCGGTGTCGCCCTTCAGACCCTGGATACCCTGCGGACCTTGCGGACCGGGATCACCTTGCGGACCCTGGGCTCCTGTCGCTCCAGTGTCGCCCTTGACGCCCTGTACGCCTTGCGGCCCGGTATCGCCCTGGAGTCCCTGGGGACCGACCGCACCCTGTGGGCCCTGCGGGCCTGCTGCTCCCGTGTCGCCCTTCGGCCCCTGGAGTCCCGGGAGGCCCTGCGGACCTTGCGGTCCGGTCTCCCCTTGGATCCCCTGGTCGCCCTTGGGTCCGGCGATCCCCTGGATGCCCTGCGGACCCTGGTCGCCTGTGTCGCCCTTGGGTCCGGTCGCGCCCGTGTCACCCTTCGGTCCCTGGACGCCCTGGAGGCCCTGGAGGCCGGTGTCGCCCTGCGGACCCTGGATGCCCTGGATTCCCTGCGGGCCTGTCTCTCCCTGGATGCCCTGTGGGCCCTGGGGGCCGGGCACCGTCGAGTCGGCGCCAGCAGGACCCTGCGGACCGACCTCACCCTGTGGACCTTGCGGGCCGGGCGCTCCTGGGTCGCCCTTGTCTCCCTTGTCGCCCTTGGGGGCCGGAGGCATGTTCAGCGTGCCCATGGAGGACGGGACCTTGAGGAGGGAGGCCACCTCCACGTTCGGCACGATCGCAGGCAGTCCGACGTCGAACGGCTTCTGCGTCTGGCCGTCCACGATGCCGGTGAACTTGTAGGTGAAGTTCAGCGGGGAGAGCGAGGCGTTGTCGCTGGCGAGCAGCGTGACGGAGTACCGACCGTTGACCAGGTCGATCTCCTTGCGGCGCAGGCGGATGATCGCGCCGGTCGCGGGGTGCACCAGTTTCGATATGGAGGGGTCGATGTTGATGCGGCCGGAAGCGGGCCTGCCGTCGTTGTCGAGGTGATATCCGGTGACGGTGACCGTGGCGACGTCGTCCGGGAGTTCAGTGGGAGGCACGTATACGCCGCCCTCTGGCCAATTTTCATTCTGGACGGTGAAGCCCGGAATGGACCATGCGTCGTTCAAGGGAGTTCCTTAGCGCTGGAAGGGAGAATTGGAAACCTCGACCTCGGGCATCGTGTAGTCCTTTGTCAGGACACAGGCGAGCGCCAGGGAATCCGCGTAGTCGTCGTGCGCATCAGCAGCGCGGGGAGCGGCTGCGAGTACATACGGACCTTCGAAGTGCTTCTCCAGGTCTTCCATCTGCTGCCGGAAGCGCTTGTACGACTTGAGGCGACGGGTATAGGCGTGCGCGGGCCAGGAGATCAATCCCCGGTTCATGAGTTCCATGAGGTGCTTCCAGCGCTTGGACTGTTCCGGGCGCTGGGAAGAAAGGGCCACGATGTCGATGTCAGGCATAAGGACCCTGAGCCGGGATATGACGACGTCGCCGACTCCGCCTTCGTCGACTGCGATGGCCATGACGTTGTAGTTCCGGACGAACTCGACGATGCGGAAGTACTGGGCTTCCCAGTCCATGCCGCCGAGGTCCATCCAGTTCAGGACCCGGTGCTCGTAGTTGCCGAACTCGTCGGGCTGGTCCCAGCGGACCCACACGGCCGTGACGATCGTGGAGTCCTGCTTGCGCGCGGGGTCGATGCCGATGACGATCGGGCTCTTGTGGTAGGCCGGGACCACCTGCATGGAGACGTCGCCGAGTTCGTCGAGGCGCTCGGTGGTGGTGAACATGCCCTTGTCGAGCAGCCACATGAGGCGGTACGACAACTTGAATTCGTCGGAGTCCTCACCAATACGGAGGAGTTCCTTCTTGACGAACTTGGCGTAGTTCTCGTTCCACTTCGAGACTTCTTTCCAGTCCGCGTCGAAGTGGTTCTGCCGGGCGCCGCGCTTTGTCGCGGTCCGCCGGTTGATCTGGATCTGGTTGTAGAAGACTCCCTTTTCGTATGTGGGCGTGCCGGTGAAGACCATCGTCGCGTTGGTCGAGGCGCCCATCGGGCCGATCGACTTGTTGACCATCTTCTCGTCCGCGCCCTGGCACTCGTCGATGAGGATCAGGTGGTAGGTGCGGCCTTCGATGGTGGCGCGGGGGTGGCAGGTCTGCTTACGCACGAGGGAGCCGGAGCGCTTGAGGGAAATGGAGCGGCCCTTGCCCTGTACGGTGTCGTCGATTTCGGGGTCCGCCATGATTTCCAGGGCGTGGTCACTGGTGAGGCGGGCCACGATTCGGCCGTAGAGGTTGTCGGCCTGCTCCTCGACCGGCGCGAATGCTCCGACCCACAGACCCTCTTTGAACTTGTCCATCAGGTCGGGGAAGATCTTTGCCAGCCGGGGGAACATGATCATGCAGGCGGCGACGACATTGGCCACGGTCTCGCTCTTGCCGGACTGGCGGGAGAACAGGGCGGTGAGGGTGGCGCCGTCGTTGATGATCAGCGACTCGATCAGACGAGCCGCGAAGGGGCGCTGGTAGCCGTAGAGGGGGTGGCCGGAGACCTCGTCGACTATGACGAGCATCTTCGCGACGATCTGGTCTACGAATGCCTGCGAGGTCTGGTCGAGGACCACCTCGGTGTCAATCCGCGCCTGACGCTCTTCATCGGTCTCGTCGCTGATGAACTCGTCGTACTCGACGTCCTCCGTAACAGACACGCCTAACCCCAATCCCGTTTTCTCTACGGAATTGAGGTTAGGCGTTTTCTGCTACTGCTTTGTAATTATCGCTTCTGGAAGGCTTCAGCCGCTACGTCGAATGTCCCTCGCGGCGATGATCTGCTGTGCGCGCTGGCGCGTGAAGCCGAACATCCTGCCCAGTACGTCGTAGGTGTAGCGACCCTTCGCATAGACAGCGGCCACCAGAGAGTCACGGGCTTCCGTCGTCACCGCCGGATAGTCCTCGAAGCACATCTGGTCGCAGTACAGCGGGGCGTCCTTCTTGGCCACACCCAGCAGCCTGCGGCAGCCACGGCAGCGGACCTCGACCAGCAAATCAGCCATCGACCTGCGCCTCTCCCGTCAGCCGGTCCCGGGTCTCGTCCTCGACACCGCCAGCGCCGTTCTCATGCCAGGCGCTCTCGACGCCCTTGAGGAACTCGTCCAGGAGACCGATCGGAAGGGTCAGCCCGCGCCCATAGGCATCCAGCGAGGGGATGTACTCCCGGCAGTCGATGAACAGGCCGTCCTGGGGGCTCTGAACTGTGGAGACGTGAATCTCCTTGTCGTGCACGTACGCAACCCGGGCGTGGATGGTCCTGCCCTCAGCGAGATCGTCCATGGCTTCCTCCGTCGCTCTATGTAAGGCACCCTACACCTGCGCAAGCGGTATCGACAACCCGCTTGACGAGAGAGTAGAGTGGGCATCCTTGACAGACGGACGAGGAGCACACCATGGGCATGTACCCGATGCAGGACCCGGAGAAGTGCCCTGAATGCGGACGGGACCTTAAAGAAGAGCCCAAGCCGGAGAGGGTGCAGGTCAAAGACTTTCCGGCCGAGGTAACGTACGCCAGTGATCCGGTCTGCGGGGGGCGCTGGCACGTGTGGGACAGAACCTCTCCGCTGCGGAAGCAGGCTCAACCCTTCGTGGACGGAGAGCAGTGATGGAAGACTGGCACATCCAAAACGGCATACAGGGCTACGCGCACGACAGCGAACTGGACGCCCTTCAGCAGCGCGAACTCCGCTCCGAGCAGATGGAGTTCTACAAGCGTGCCAACACCCCACCCTTCGAGGGCTTCGGCGGTTGGCAGGGAGTCAAGGAAGCCGCGACAGGCGTGGGCATCCTCATGATCTTCGGAATGATCCTCAAGTACGGCTTCGGCATCGGCTAGGCTGCGCAGCAGAAAGGCCCCATCCGTCTGGCGGGTGGGGCCTTTCTGCTGTCCTACTGTGCCCGGCGCAGCGGGACGACGTTCTCCTGGCTGACCATCGCGGTCAGGAAGGCCTTGCCCTTCATGGTCTCGTCGCGGCGCCTGCGCTCCGAGGACAGGCCCAGGTAGCGCTCGGTGGTGGCCATGTTCGAGTGATGCAGCAGGGCCGAGACCGTGCGGAGCCCGGCGTCGTAGCCCAGTTCCGTGGACAGTGAGTCGAAGTACGCGCGCGCGACCGCCCGGCGGATGGTGTGGGTGCCCTCGTAGCGGGTGGGCAGGCCCACGGCCGCGAGCGCGTGCTTGACGATCTTCTCTGTGCGCTGGACAGGCCGGTCCGGGTGCCAGACGAAAGGTGTGCGGACGTAGACCCGCTGGCCGGTCGCCTCGTCGAGGTAGTGGGTGGAGATGGTGTTCCCCGTGCGGGCAGGGAACAGGTAGTCGTCGGCGCGTAGCGGGCGGCCCAGCAGCTCGGCGTACTCGACCAGCCACAGGCGCAGCTCGCGCTCCAGGTCGGCCGTCAGCGGCATCTCGTCCTCCTCCCGCGTCTTGACCACGGTCACGAAGACTTCCGACCGCGCGAAGTCGACGTCCCCGACGCGCATGCCCGTGATCTCCGAGGCCCGGCAGGCGGTGTTGATCGCGGTGGCCAGGTAGGCACGGTGCATCGCGCACTCCGCCTGGTCCAGGAGCTGGAGCAGAAGCGAGGGTGGAGGCTGCTGGCGGCGCCTCTTCGGCTCCGGCAGCGGCTCGACGCCGGTCAGGTAGTTGTCCAGCGCGGTGAATCCGCTGTTCTTGCAGTAGGTGAAGAACACCTTGAGCCGGGCGCGGTAGTTGTTGTGGGTGCTGGGGCCGACGGCCTCGCGGATCGGCTGGCCCTTGATGCGGGTGGAGTGGGCGTCCATGATCCCGCCCGGCCCGTAGAAGAAGTCACGCACCTGCTTGGCGGAGAGCTGGGAGAAGTCGGGGTTGCCCAGGTGCTCGGCGAACCGGGGCAGCAAGGTGGTGTCGACGCGCATGGTGTTGTCGGCCTTGCCGGAGCGCTCCCGGGTCTCCAGGTACTCCTCGACGGCGCTGCGCAGTGCGATGGTCACGCTTCCTCCTTGTGTGGTGGCTGCGGGTCTGACTCTATCGTCGTCAAGTGCATACATCAAGGCGCTTGCATAGCGATTCCCGGGAATCGATAGTACGGTTCCCGTATGACGATGACAGAGATCAGCCCGGCACCGCTTCATACTTCCGCCCCGACAGCAGAGGAGGCGTGGCTGGCCGCATGGACGGCCCGAGCGCCCGTCCTGGAGCCCGAGAAGGCCGACGAGGTCCTGGAGTTGATGGGCCTGCTGTAGACGAAACCCCCGGTCGCCAGTGGCTTCCGGGGGTTTTCGCTGTCTGCTACGCGGCGAAGATCGGCTCTATCCTCGCGGGGTCGAAACCGCCGCCCCTCTTACCGTCCCGCGCGGGGTGGATGACCACTGCGGTCAGGACGGTGCGGGCCACGATGCGCTGACGCTCGACCGACATGCCATCCCAGCCGACGCGCAGCAGCTCGGGAGTGACGGCCCGGACGGCGGCAGGGGCCGAGTAGGCGCGCAGGGCGCGGAGGTCCTTCTTCTCGGCCTCCAGGTCGTCGAGGGTCGTCATGTAGGTGACGGCCTTGACCTTCTTCGCATCCCACAGGACCTTGATGTCCTTGATCTCCTGCTCGACCTCGGCCAGTCGGGCCTCCTTCTCCGGCGTCCAGTCGCTGTGAACCTGCTCGGGAACCTTCTTCTCCTTCGTGGACTTCTCCACGATGTTCCAGATCAGCTTCTTGATGAGTTCGTCGACCCGGGGGCCGGTGACGCCCATCCGCCCGCAGGCGTCGGGGTTGGAGGAGGTCTTGTTGCAGTTGTAGCCGAAGGAGTCGGACTTCTTTCCCCGGATCCATACGGGCTTTCCGACCATGGGGTATCCGCACCGGCCGCAGCGGCAGATCCGGGACAGGAAGTACTTCACCGCCACCTTCTGGTCGTAGGCGGCGTAGTTACGCGGCTGGGCCTTCTCTCGCTCCTTCTTCGCGCCCAGGACGGCCTCGTACTTCTCTACCGGGCAGAGCGGCTCCCACGGGCCCATGACGTAATTGCCTTCGGCGTCGTACTGCACCTCTCCGAGGTATATCCGGATCCCGGCGTTGCGCGGTCGCATGATGATCGTCTTCACACCGGCCCACGTGTAGGGCTTTCCGGTGTCCTTGTTGAGCACGCCGGAGTCGAGGAAGAACTTGGCGATGGTGGTGTTCTTGTCTCCGGCGATGTACATGTCCATCGCCTTGTTGACGATGTCCTTGGCTACCGGGTCGACCTTGTCCCTGTCCTCTTCCATCCAGCCGTAGGGGTGCGTGCCGCCGTGGTAGCGCCCCTTTTCGGCACGGTACTTGTTGTCACGTTTGATTCGCCGGGAGGTGTCCTCGGAGGACTTATTGGCGATGGAGACGTAGAGGCGTGCGGAGAACCGGCCGTCGGAAGTGGTGAGGTCGAAGTTCTGTCCGGAGAGGGTGTCGAAGACCAGCCGCTTCTTCTTCCTCTCGATGAAGTCCTCGTAGACGTCGATGTACTTCTCAAGGTCGCGCGGCTGGCGAGCGAACCGGTCGATGTCGTAGGCGAGGACTCCGGCGATGCGCTCGGCCTTGAGGTCGGCGAGCATGCGGAGGAAGTCCACGCGTTTGACGTTGCGCTTGAAGGCGGACAGCCGGTGGTCCTCGTACCAGACCACGGTGCGCTCGTGCTTCTCGGCGAGGAAACGCAGGTCCTCCTTCTGCTTGACAATCGCCTTGCGCTCCTCCTCGGCGGCCTCCTCCTCGGTGATGCGACCGGCCTTCACGGCCCGCCGGAGTTCAGCTACGTCCACGTCAGAGATGCGGAGGTAGCCCCCCAACGGGCGGTCGTCCCTGATACCCACTCCTCGTACCCCAGCTTCAGCTACCCTTGTCAAACGGTCTGGGGTACACCCTAGACGAAGCGTATGTAGTTCTGTCAAAGTTGGGACATGCGGAGTTCGACGTAACTCCGTACAGCGGACAGGCAGTCGACAGAGAGGTGACCTGCAATGATGACGGACAGCGACTGGATCGCTCACTGGGTGTCAGCGGCCCCGACCCTCAGCTCCGAGGTCCTGGAGACCATCGCCGACGCCGTCGAGGCAGAGGACGACGAGGAACTGCTGGCAGCCTGACACCATACGAAAAGGCCCCCACCGGGTGACCGGGAGGGGGCCTTCGTCATGCCTCGCGCCTACTCAGGACGTCCAGGACGCCGAGGAGGCTCTGCGCCCCCTGGTGGGCCTCCAGCAGGCTCTCGGGGGTCGCCTGCTTGCGGTAGTCGTCCAGGGCCTTGGCGAGGCCACTGCCGACCGCGTCGGCCCAGTCGAGCACGTCGACCGTGGACAGCCGGTCCAGCCTCTTGGCCGCCTTCGCCCGGACGGGGTCGACCCGCTCCTCGCCACCGCGAAGCCGGTTCTTCACATCAGTCCAAGAGCGCATAGCGCGTCGTACTCCTCGTCCATGTCGTCGGTCTTCTGGGCCACCATCCGCCGGGCCGCTGCCTTCTCTTCCTCGGTGTTCTCAGATGACGAGTTCATCGAGGTCCTCATCGAATCGGTGGGCGTTGTCGCGGATATCGTCGGTGGAGAGCGCGTTGCCGTATCCCTGGATGGCGGTGTACAGGGCGTCGTTCTCATTCCGGTATGTGTTGCGCCACCGGCCGAGGACGATCCCCTTTCCGGCCCACACCTTGATGATGAGCGACTTCGAGCGCCGGTAGGGCGGCTCGATTTCGTCAGTGGGCGCGGTATGAAGGAACGGCGCCCCAGGCTTGAGGTTGAGTGTGTGGGTGAAGAAAGGCCCCACCCCATGAGTGTTAGGCATGAGATGGAGCCTATTCTCCGGACGGCCGGAAATGGTAAATCAGTCGACGCCGGTCGGGGAATCGAGGTCGTGCTCGGGCGCGTAGGAGAAGTTGTTCAGCACCCGGTTGATTCCGCGCCCCGGGGACTTCCAGCGCTTGAAGTTCCGCCAGACATTCGGCGGGACGTTGTAGTACCCGTAGACCTGCCCATTCCGGAATCGGACCCGCAGCGTCTGAGCATCCCTGTCATAACCTGCGGCAAGAGTCCTCGGGCGCGGCGGATTGATAGACGGAGTCGGCTGGTAGGGCAGGAGGTCGAAGTCGTCGCCGTCCTTGGCCAACTGGATTGCGTCGGAAGTTTCCTGGCTGAGGATTCGCCGGGATCCTGCTCGGGCGGCGGGGTTGGCATTGCTGGCGGGTATCTCGACGGCTGGCCTTGGCGGGGTCAGATCCCCGAAGTCGAAGGACAACTGCTCGTAGGCGTTGTTGCGGCTTCTCCCCCCGCCTCGGGGGTTTCTGGATGCCACTGTCTCTCCTTACGCAGCAGCCCCTGCCCCGGTGACGGGAAGCAGGGGCTTTGGGGCTGCTTGGATCAGGCTGGGACGTTGTCGACCGTGGAGGCCGTCGCCGGGGCCTTGTCACCCGCGCCGGGGGCCGTGGAGGCCGCAGCGTTGATGGTGCCCTCGTAGACGGAGGTACCGGCGAGACGGTCGTCGGCCTCGGGGCCACCCGGGTGCTTGGCCGCCTCGTCGTCGCTCAGGACGATGAGACCGGCGTTCGCGGTCGCCGGGTCGATGCCAGCCGCGACCTGGAGGGCCGGGACGGGCAACTGCTTGGCGACGAAGACCTGGCCGGGGACCGGGTCGGTGTTCTCGAACTTGACGCCGCTCTGGACGGTCCAGCCGAGGTTGGGGGCGTCCCAGTCGGACGAACGGCCGGGGACGGGAGCCGGGACGGTGACCTGCTCGGCAGCGCTCTTGGATGCAGCCACTTTCTTCCTCTTTCGTACAGGGGTTAAGGGTTACCGGTTTTGCTGGACGGTCCAGCCCGGTTCCTTCACCGGACCCTCTTCGTCCTCTGTTTGATTATGAGGGCAATCGGGGCCGGAATAGACATGCTGACCCTCATGGAAGATGCAGCTTGATACATACATGGGTGTGCTCCTACAGGGAACTGCCTGCCTCGGTAAATGAGCCTACCGGCATTCCTCCGGGACTTTCCCATGGCTGGGCTCCGGCGAATTGGTCGGCGGAGAGAAGGGCGCTGCGGAAGGGTGAGCCGCCCACGGTGAAGGCGTAGCCTCCGGCGTAGGCGTCTCCGGTGGCGGGGATGGGCTCAGGTGTCTTGGGCATCGGGCTCCTCCCGGGCGGCGTCGAAGCCGGAGCGCAGGCGGGCCATCTTGCCCTTGTAGGTGCGCAGGCGGGACATGTGCTCGCAGGCCGACTCCACGATGGCGCCTACCTCTTCGAGGCAGCGGTCCACCAGGTCTTCGATGTCGGCGATGTCGTCGCGCGTCTCGCGTGTCTGGGGAAGCAGTGGCATCAGGGACTCCTCCTCCGGCGAGGCCGGGGAGCCGCGTCGCTCTGGAACAGGTCCAGGACGTCTTCGAGGACGTCCGTCACGGTTGCCTGTGCGGCGACACTGTCCCTGGTGGCCTGCACCAGGTCTCGGGCGGTGGTGACCATCTGCTCGGCAAGGGGGACGACCTTCTCGGTCAGTGCCCGCAGGCGCCTGTTCTCTTCCACCTCACGGCGGTAGGCCTTACCGGAGACGACTACCTCGGTGACGAAAACCGCGAAGATGAAAGCCGCGATCGGTCCGAGCACGAGTGGGTTGTCGACGGACAGCCCTCCGCTATCGGCCGATGCCAGAAAAACAAACATCCCGGGTACCGCCCGTCGCTGTATTGTGCTTGCGACTTAATGGTACCCGGGATGTGCTATTCGGTTATTAGTTGATATGAAGTCCGGCCTTCTTAAGCTGATTCTTGGCCTTGACCCAGCCTGGCGTGGCTCCGGTCAGCCCGCTGATGCAGACCGTGTTTCCGTCCGGGTCGACCCACTTGATGTGGTTCCCTCCAGTTACAGACACCTCCCATCCGTCCTTGCGGGCCTTCTTGGCCACCTTCTCGATCTCCTTGTCGGCTCCGAGTCGGTCAGAGCCGGTCTTGGCTACTGGCGCTCCCCTGCGGGCCATCAGGTACTCCTCGGTGTTCAGTTAGGTTCTGCTCTTTTTGCTCGGTAGGTACAGAGTAGTGTGACGGATTATCAGTTAGCAAGCAGTTCCATGGAAGTGCTTGACGTGACCTAGGCCACATGTGGGCAGGTAACCCTTGACTCACCTGCCGGTAACACTCGGTTATCCGGAGGGATCGTCCCGAGAGTCTCCGGTTACCCGCAGGCACCCAGCACGAAGCCCCGACCGCCAGTGTGGCAGCCGGGGCTCGGTACAGCGAGGTACTACCTGCCGACGGTCTTGCGGCGCCGCAGCGGGTCACCGCGCTGGGCATCGACGGGGACGATCTGCGTGGGCGCGTCCTCACCCTCCGGCAAGTCCTCCAACTTCGTCCAGTACGGCTCGACCCAGGTGGTCGTGGACTGCGTGCGCTGGCCGGACTTCCCGGGACCGATCCAGACGGTCTTGAAATGACCTGCGCGGTGCTGGGGACCGTACTCCACGCCGGAGGGGATGGAGATGCCGGAGCGGTTGGTCGAGGCAGCGCGCTGGCGGGCGGTGTGAAGCTGCGGACCCACATACCAGCCGACGCGGACCCAGAAGGGGTCGCGGCTGGGCCTGCGGTTCTTGCCGGTCTTCTTCTTGCGCTGCGCCATCGTCCACTCCGGGGGCTGCTCGATGTCCCGGTTGTCGGTGCACAGGTAGGTCAGGACGGCGAAGGCCTTCTGGAGGATGGGGCGGAAGGTCTTCACCGCCTCGCTGCGGTCCTTCCCGTCGGCACTGCCTCCCTGCCACTCCTCGGCGAAGCGGATGGCCTCTTCGGCGGTGAAGGACTTCTTGTCCATCGGAAGCGGCATGAGGTCCCGGAACCCTCCGGCGACGATCTCCCCCGTGTCCTCGTCGACCACGTCGTAGCAGAAGAGGAGCGCCATGCCGTCACGGTCGGGGTCGTTGGAGTTGCACAGCCCCTTGCCGGTGAAGCCGACGATGAAGAAGCAGCGCACGTAGCCCTCCGCCAGACCGCCCCGACCCTTTCCGGCGGGCCACGGGTCGGGGAGGACGACCATCGGGTTGATGTGCGGCAGCTTGTTGAACAGGTCGCCGGGGACCTTGGTCATCTTCGAGCGGTAGAGGGCGTCCGCCAGCTCGTGATGGAGGTCGTAGACGACACGGCCGTTGCGCTTCCACAGCTCGCAGGCGGCGATCTCGCCCATGAGGTCGCCGGTCCGCTCCAGCGTCGCCGCGTCGAACTGCTGGCGGTCGGACATGTCCCAGCCCGGGGCGATCCCCCGCATCATCGCGTCGATACGCCGCGAGATCTTCGGGACGCTGCGCAGCTCCATCGAAGCCTCGGTGAGCTTGTCCACGTGCGCCATGGCCGCCTTGTGCGCTTCGGCCGCGCGACGGGTCCTGTCCTGTGCCATTGGTCCCTCCCTGACGTGCAAATCCTACGGGCAAGAACCTATGCCGACCGTTACCGCTTGTCAAGTTGTTTCATAGACTTACTTGACGAGATGTCCCGGGACGCACGAAACCCCGGCCACTGCCACGGGGGGAGCAGTATTGCCGGGGTTTCGCTTCACCCGCGCCAACCCTCGACCTGTCCAGGGTTGGCAGTTGGCGCGGGGGCTTCAGGGGTGTTGCTGCGGTGCGTCCATGTGCCGGGTGACGAGGTAGTAGTTCGTGGTCTGGAGCCGGAAGCCGAAGTGGTGAGTCCTCCCGGCGTGCCGCATCGCCCAGTCTTGCGCTTCCGCGATGGGCAGGCACCCGGAGGCCTCGTTGCAGGAGGTGCAGAACATCTCCTCCATGTCGACCTCGGCCTGGGGATCCCGGCTGATCGAGTGGGTGACGTACCGCATCACCGCCCTCGTCACGGGCCCACCGGACGATTCGCGATCTCGCCGTTGATCGCGGCCACGCGAGGGCTCAACGTCTCGCTCACGGTCGGACGGCGGATCTGACTCTTCGATCGATCCCACTCCTTGCCGCCACCCTGTGGGTTGCGCAACGTCACGTACGTCAGACCGATCTCGACGACCTCGGCCACGCACTGCCGGATCGTGTCGTAGGCGAGGTCGTGCTCCTGCGGCTCGAACCACTGCTCACTCATCGGTCTCCTCCGCGATCTTCGCGCGCAGCGCTACGAGTTCGTCCAGGGCGTCGGCCAGCTTCTCGACGACGTCCGGACGCATGCGACCCATCTCGACCAGTGGGCAGTCGATGGAGAAGTGCTCCCTGTCCAGCGACGGGAAGGTGACGCCGATCGCTCCGGAAGCCTTCTTGAGGTGCTCCACGGCGTTTGTGGCATCCGACGTCTTCCAGAACTTCGGAGGCGAACTCTTCTTGTTGGTTCCGGTATTTGACATCCGTCCGCCTCTCCTTGGTCTGACGTACCTTCACCCGTCCGCCCGAACAGGCGTTCCACGACGTGCAGTTGCAGAACGCAGTGACGGCACCACCACGCTCTGCAAGTAGCATCCTCCCGATCGCGCCGTCATGCAAGTGCATGAACTGAGCACATGCACGAAAGAATGATGGGTGTCCCGTGCTAAGAGGGGGTGGCAGACTGTGCGGTGGTACCCGCAACCAGGGAGGTCACGTTGGCAGCCAGTCCGACCGTGCTGAGGCGCAGGCTCGGCCAGGAGCTGCGCAACTTGCGTGAGGCGAAGAAACTCACAGCCGCGCAGGTGGCCAAGTCGCTCACGTGGTCCGAGTCCAAGGTGAGCCGGATCGAGGGTGGCAAGTCACCGCTGTCCGACAAGGATGCCAAACTCCTGCTCAATGAGTACGGAGTTCAGGATCCCCAGGAGATCCGGCAGTTCGTCGACCTGGTCCGCCGCAGCCGTCAGAATGGCTGGTGGCACTCCTACGGCGACGCCCTCCCGGAGTGGTTCAAGCCCTACCTCGGGTTCGAGGCCGACGCCGCACAGATGCTCATCTACGAGACCGAGCTGGTTCACGGGCTGCTCCAGACGGAGCGCTACGCCCAGGCAGTGATCCGCTCCATGTCTCAGGCCCCGTCGGCCGATGAAATCGACCGCCGTGCAAGTGCACGGCTCCAGCGGCAGGAAATCCTCACCCGGGATGTTCCCCCGAAAGTGTGGGTGGTCCTCAACGAGGCAGTGATACACCGGGTGATCGCCTCCCGCGACGTGATGCGCGAGCAGTTGCACCACCTCGCTGACGTGGTGGAATCGAACCCAAGTGTCACTGTCCAGATTCTGCCTTTTGAGGCCGGGGCACACGCGAGTATGGGCTACTCGTTCTCGATCCTGTCGTTCGACGACGTCCCAGGATCGCTGGTCTACTCCGAGCAGTTGACGAGCGCGGTGTACATGGACAAGACCACAGATGTAAGTCGCCACGAGGAGATCTTTCAGCAGCTCGTGGCGGCTTCAACGCGACCGGATAGCTCCGTCGCTTGGTTGAAGGAAACAGCAGAGAGGTTCGGAAAATGAACGAGACGAGCGGCGAGCTGCACTGGTTCACGTCCAGCTACAGCAACGGCGAGGGGAGCTGCGTCGAGTTCGCCGTTACCCCTGGAGGAGCTGGCGCGGTACGTGACACCAAGGACCGCGAGGTCGGCACGCACGTCTTCACCCCGGCCGGGTGGACGACGTTCCTTGAGGCCGTGAAGTCCGGCGCGTTCAGCGCCTGACAAGCCAGAAGCCCCCGGCTCCGTTGGGAGTCGGGGGCTTCGTCGTACCTACAGCCAGGTGAAGGGCGAGGCGAGGGCTTCGAGCGCCGCGAGGAGGAGGCGGATCAGTCCCTCGAAGAAGGCTCCCGCAGCCCGTCGCAGGCGCTTCACAGCCACTCTCCGGTGAGGGCTCCGTGGACGTCGGCCTCGCGGTAGGTGGCGGGCTTGAGGACCTTGCCGTCCTCGCGCCGGATGACCTTGCCGTCGACCACCTTGCTCATGTTCGAGCGATGCACTTCGGCGAAGACGGCCTCCAGGGGGATCTCCAGGAGGTCGGCGGTGCCGTAGACGACGTACAGCACGTCGGCGAGTTCCTTGGCCAGGGCCTCGTACCAGCGCGGTCCCTCGGGTGCCGACTCTCCCCGGCCGGGCAGGAAGTGGCTCGTGGGCGACGACTCGATGAAGTCGTCCATGATCTGGGCCTTGCGGTAGTTCAGCAGGGCCTCCAGGGCCTCCTGGACCTCCTCGGCGATGAGGGTGGACCGCAGGGCGATCAGGTCGTCTCGTCCGGCCTCGTCGCGCTCGATGAAGGGCTTCTCCCCCACGGCGCGGTGCCACTGTCCCAGCGCCCGCATGGGGCGGTGGGTGGAGGTATGAAGCAGGGTCTTCGGGATGCTGCTCAAGGGGTCTCCTAGAAGGTTTCGGCGATGTCGCCGGGGTCGACGGCCAGCGGGAGGCGTCCGTCCTCGAAGAGGTGGATCCCGTTGCGGCTGTAGGCCAGGTCGCACAGTTGCGCGCACTGGAGCCGGTCCGTTCGGGAGATGCGTTCGGCTACCCAGTCGCTCCAGAAGCCGAAGAAGCGGAGCCCGAGCGCGATGTCGTCGAGCCAGTTGTAACCGATGCCCCTGCCGTTGTTGGCCTGGGCGAAGCCGAGGGCGGTCTCCCAGATGGCGAGGCGGGTCTCGTCGGGGATGATGACGTCGGAGTTGTACTTCGCGTTCGGGTACATCGAGATGTGGCCGAGGCGGGCGCCGCCCGGCTGTGCCTCGACGAGGAGACCGGCCGGGCCGACGATGAAGGCGTGGTTGTACCGAGAGAAGGTCAGCAGCCGGATGCCCCAGCCGAGGATGCCACCGGTCGCGGTGACGCCGATGGTGCCGATGGGCGGCGGGGTTCCCTTAGCCATTCTGGCCGTCCTCCTGGTCCGTGGGCTTGCTGCGGCGTCCCAGGTAGTCCCAGGAGAAGTAGGGGCCGTAGCCGTAGGGGCTGAGGCCCTTGGGGAGCGGTACGGGGCCGTAGGGGTATCCCTCGTCGTCCCGCTCGACCACGGTGGTGATGGTCTTGGAGAACTCGCTCCAGTTGCCGTCCGCGTCCTTCTCGCTGTGGACCACGGTCGTGGTTGTCGTCTTACGCGACACTGTCTTCCTCCAGGGTGTATTTGCCGTAGAAGTCGATGTGCAGGCTGTCGTTGTTCTGGGCGCGCTCCAGCCAGCGGTCGGCGAAGACCTGGCGGGCGTAGAAGAAGGTCTTGGCGGTCCAGGTGCCGTCCTTGTGGATCAGCACCCGGACCTTCCACAGGTGGTTGTCCCTAGGCGTTCGCACCGGCAGCCCCTCCGGGCAAGATATGAAGCGCGCCGGGCTGGTCGAGGTCCATGAAGGGGTCGGCCAACTGGACGGCGACCTGGGTGAAGGCGTTGCCGATGATCTCCTGGATGCCTCCGAGGCCCTCCAACTTGTCGGCGAGTTCGAGGAGGGTGCCGACGACGTCCTTGATCGCGACGAAGTACTCGCCGTCGTCGTCCTGGATGTAGCGGTAGGACGCCTCGTGCTCGGACGCGGTCTCGGTGAGGACGCTCAAGGGGTTCTCCAGGGTCTTGGTGGTGTCAGAGCCAGACGCGGTACTCACTGGTGACTCGTCCCTTCTCGGGGTTGATGAAGTGCAGGCGCTGGGAGGGGTCTCCCGTGGCCGCGACGAACTCGTGGGCGTAGATGTTGTCGCTCTCGGGGCTGCCGGTCATGAAGACGGAGCCGCCGTTGGCCAACTGGAGTTGCATCGACTGGTGGTAGTGGCCGATGTAGAGGTCGCGGAAGGCCGGGAGGACGCCGGAGGCCCACTGGTTGGCCTTGCGGAGGATGCCGTAGGCGGGGATGTTGCCGCCGAAGGACTTGATCTCGTCGCCGTGGATGGCCATGGCCTTGTAGTTGCCGATGGTGAAGTTCTGGTACCAGCCGCCGTCCGTCTGGAAGCGGGTCAGCCGGTCCTCGTCGGCGAGGCGCTGGCGCACGATGTTGTAGACCATGCGGTCGACGTTGTCGGAGGCCTTGATGCCGTCGCCCTTGCGGCCGAGACGTCCGTGGTTGCCGTACTCGGCGACGACCTCGACCGTCTCGTAGGTATGAAGCGCCTGCTTGATCGTCCAGATCATCAGGTCGGCGACGTCGAACATCTGCTCGTAGAGGGTGCCGTCGAGTTCCCACACCTGCCCGGGGAAGATCGAGACGCCTTCGACCATGTCTCCGGTGAACAGCAGGACGCCGTGCTTGACCGGGTGGTCGGCGCGCTGGATGTCGGTGATCTCGTTGGCCTTCTCGACGTAGCGCATGATGCGGGTCCGCATGATGGTGCGGTCGTACGTCTCGGTCTTCTTGCCGCCCTGCCAGTCCGTGAGGTGCCACAGGGCGACCTCGGACGGCTTGGTACGGCGGTCACGCGCTGGAGGCTCGACGGGGGTCACTCCGACGTACTGCGCGGCGTCGCTGGCGGCACGGTAGACGGCCTCGATGTACTCGTCGCCGCGCGCCTTCGCCTTCTTGAACTGCTGGAACAGTCGGCGGTTGTCAGCCTCCAGGGCCTGTATCCGCTCGATCTGCTCCTCGTTCTCGGCCACTGCCTCGGCCGTGCCCTCCTCGGGCAGGGTATGAAGCCCCTTCTCCTTGCCCGGCTCGACCAGGATGTTGCGCTTGTAGCCGTTGGCCTTGCGCCAGCGCCGGACGGCGGTCTCGGAGGTCTCCACACCGTTGAAGTTGAGGTCGTCGGAGGCGGCCTGGTGGCCGACGTTGGGGTCCATCAGGATCTCGCGGACCCAGTCGACCTCGATGTACTCAGCGAGCGTGCTCAAGGGGTGTTCCTCTCGGAGGAGATGGTGGCCGCCGGACCGTTCCCGGCCCGACTCCGAGTACGGTATCAGTGTTATCGCTTCCTAGCAATACTTCACTTCGGAAGTGAGAAGACTTCACCACAGGAGTGAGGCGCACCCGTCACTGACGTCCTACCAGGTCAACCGGCATGGACACCTAGACTGGAACCCTTCCAAAGCGATAACAAAGAAGACCCCGGCCACTGTTCGTGAGCCGGGGCTGAAGCCTGGGGTGGGGTCATGTTCTGGTTCTGTGAGACGTGCAACGACTGGGGTGTTGCGGACACCGAGGTCGACGTCGTGGTGGACCGCCAGCGGCACATGGGCGCTCACGTCGAGCGGGCCCTGGAGATGACAGAGCCCCAGGAAGAGTCCGTGGCTGAGGTTGAGGACACTGTCCTCCGCGCCAAATACCTGGCGTGGGGTAGCACGGCTCTGCTGGGGCTACTGTCTGCTCGTTGGCACGCGCTGGCGGGGGTAGTGCCGTTCGCGGCCTTGCTCGTCTGGGTGGTGACCCAGTCGGGCAATGAGGGTGAATGACGGGGGTTGAACCCGCACGCTCCTTTCGGAACACCGGGGTCACAGCCCGGCGCGGCTACCATTTCGCCACACTCACCATGAGAAGGTCTCGACCACGCGCCACCCACCCGGAATCTCACCGGCCTAAGCCTTGTCCGTCGGCCCTTCCCTCGCTCCCCGACCTGGATTCGAACCAGGAACCAGCGGATTAACAGTCCGCTGCTCTGCCGATTGAGCTATCGAGGAATGCATCAGTGTTTGCACTGACCCTACTGGACTCCACGCCCAGACAGGTAACTGACCCCAGACCGTAGCCAAGGTGGGACTCGAACCCACACGCTCTTACGAGCACCGTCTTTTGAGGACGGCGTGGCTGCCTTTTCACCACTCGGCCTTGCGCCGGAGGGTTTTCAGGCCCTCCGGCCTTTCCTACGTGAAGCCTACTTCACGGTGTAGCGGCCGTAGTAAACGGACTTCGTCCAGGGCTTGTAGTAGTTGACACCCTTGCCCGGCCGCTCGCTTTCCAGCCAGGTGTGGGAATTGACGTATATACCGACGTGGTAGACGTAGCCGCGCGAGTCGTGGGCGAAGACGAGGTCCCCGGCCCGGGGGCTCTTGACGTGCAGGCTGTGCCTGTACTGGTCGTTCGCGACCCGGGGAATGCTCTTCCCCAGCTTCTTCAGGGTGTACTGGGTCAGGCCCGAGCAGTCGAACCCCCTGGACGGCGAGGATCCTCCCCACACGTACCGGACTCCCTTGTACTTGGCGCCCTGCTTCACGATCTTCGTTCCGGACGACACCGTAGTGGTGGACTTTACGGCGACCGGTGCGGCGATCTTCGTGGATGCGACCGGTGTATTCGCCTGCGCGCTTGATGTAGCGAGCGGGGAAAATGCCACGGCCACTGCGAGCAGAAGTCCAGCGATCCTCTTATTCATGACAGCACTCCGCACGCTTACGAGATTAGGTGACGGGCTCGGGTAAGTGCCTTTCCCTACCACAAATAAGTCTGCGGATTCGCCCCAAAAGATTCGGTCTCCCGCCCCTGTTCAGGGTTGAGTTCAGGATTTGTCCAGGAACAGGGCTCAGCGTCTGGACAAAGTGGCCCCCTCTGGAATCGCACCAGAATCTCCCGCTTTTCAGGCGGGCGCATTAACTGCCTCTGCCAAAGGGCCGTGAAGTCTGGACGGCAGGATTTGAACCTGCGACCCCCTGAATCCAAATCAGGCGCGCTACCAGGCTGCGCTACGTCCAGAAGTTGATGTCTTCGACACTACCGTATCAGGGATACCCGTTGTCAAGCCACAAACTGAATTAGCTTGCATTGGGCGGGAAGAGTTCCCCGCCGGGTCTTACGCGGTCGCGTCATGGCGACGGCAGCCCGGTCAGGCGGGGAACGGAAAGCGGCCGAGGCAGAACGCCTGCAAGGCCGGGATGAGCGCGGGCATGCTGGCGGAGGGGAGGTGGTTCCCCTGGCCCGGCCGTCGCTCGCTCATCGTGTTCATGCATCCATTGAAGCGGATCCCGACTACGGGTTTGTAATCGCTTCAGGCCACTGCCTGGAAGCCCTCGCGCGAGGCGGGGGTAGGGCACTGTCCGGACATGCCGAAGGGGCCGGGGATGTACTCCCTCGGCCCCTTTCAGTGCTCGGGTCGGCCTACTTGTGCGCGTCCTCGTACTCACGGATCAGGTCCTCGGGCAGGCGTCCCGTGTGGGAGACCTCCCGGCCCTGCTCCTGCAACCACTTCCGCACGTCGGCCGTGGTGAAGGCGCCACGCTTGCCTCGCAGCGCCTTACGCACCTGGGTTCCCGTGCGCTTTTGAGCTTCATGGGCGACCGAGATGAAGGGGAGCAGCACGTCGTTCAGCTTGTCCTGGTGCTCCTGGCACAGGTCCATGAGGTACCGCGTGGTCCCCACCGTGACCGGCGTGGCCTCGTCGTCGGGTACCGGCTTGCCACAAGCTGCCTCAGAGCGGCCCCGCTTCACCTTGATATCGCAGAACTTGCTCACTCGCTCACCCATAAAGCACTCCTAAGCAACGGCACCTCCGGCTGCGACACTGCAACCTCAGAACGGTGCCAATACTGCTACCCGACTACTGCTTCTGTCAAGCGCATGCGTCTCGACGCTCGACAAGCCGGATTTGTAAAGCACTTACCCACCGAGCAGGCTGACGACCGGGCTGAGGATGGTGTGGACCGTCGCGCCGACCGCTCCGGGGTGGCTCGTGGACGTCGGGGACGCGCTGGGTGTCGCGGATGGCAGTTTCACCGTATGCGCGGGAGCCTTCGACGGCACGGCGGACGGCGCCGGAGCGGACCCGACCTTGCGGTGCTTGCCCGTGGGGGCCTTGGTGGTGACCTTCTCGGGCTTCGAGTACGTCTTGGCGTGCTTGCCCTTGGTGACGGGACCTGCGGCGTAGGAGGTGGTCATCGGAGCGGGTGAACGGTCGTCCATCTCGTGCGGGGCGACGTTGACCGTGTCCTCGGAGGTGAGGTCGGGCCGGTCCATCTCGTGGTGGGCACGGTGTTCGCCCTCTTCCGCCGCGTAGGAGCACACACCGATGGCGAAGGGGGCCGTCACGGTCGCGGCGATGGCCAGAACGACCCTCTTGAGCAGGGGACGCTTGGGTCGGCGCCGGGAGACCCTCTTCGTCTCCTGCAAGGGGGTGTCGGGGATGATCAGAGGACGGCCTGCGGGCTCTTCGTCCGGGAACCAGAAGCCGAACTCCTGGCGGTCTTCCAGCCAGCCGAAGCACAGCTCGCCGTCTTCGACCATCTGGAGCAGCTCTTCCGTGACCTCGTCGTCTTCGGTGGAACCGTTGTCAAGGCCGTAGAAGTCCGGGATGGCATCCTCGTGGGGAACGTCTTCCTTGTGCCGTACGAAGGGGCCGGAGTCACTGAGCGGACGTGTGGGGGTGTCGTCCGGGCCCTCTCCGAGAAGGCGGCGCAGCTCGCGGACATCCTGCTCCCCTGTGTCGTCCGAACCGTCGCGCCTCTTGGTGTTCATGTTCGTTGCGTACCCCTCCAACATGACGTACGCGACGATGAGGGTTCGCGTACGTGATCATCTCGTTGATCTGGTCTCTTGGATCGCGAGGGAGGCGTGCGACTGCTGCACAGCAGGTCGCGTGGGGACGCTCGGCCGTGTGATTCCTGGTCAACCAGTTGTTGAAACGTAGCACTGGTAACTCACAGGGACCAGGGGTCACACAACTTCCGAAACAGCGTTGCTTTACTATTCAACGGCGTTTCTTGGGCATTTCTTTGCCTCTGCGAGTACAACTCATTGTGTTACCGCAGGTTACCTGCATTGCGCACCTACGGTTAGGCATATGTGAACGTTCAGTGTCGTGACCCAGATCACAGGGTAATTTCGGCCAAGCGGGAAGGCCGTGTCGACAACTTGTCAAGCTACCAATTGGTATGACTTGACCCCGCCACGGGATGCCGTAGCGGGGTCAGAAGTCAATGCTTCAGATTTCATATAGTGAACTGCGGTCAGAAGGCTCCAGGAGCCACCTGAAGGCACCGCAGACCGAGCAGGCGCCACATCTCCACGACCTGGTCACGGTCGTCGAGGACGAACCACACGTTGTAGAACGGCTCGATCTTCGACCGGTAGATCTCCTCCTTGACGATGGAGTCCTTGCGCATGTCGTCGGGCGCCCGCATATGCAGGTACGCCTCCCGCGTCCACTTGCCCACGTGCAGTTCCAGCCAGGCCCGCGTCTGGTCGTAGCAGCAGCCGTCACGGCCGGACAGGAACACGATCTCCGCGCCGCTGTCCCGCAGGGTGTTCACCAGGTCGATGACCTCGCTGATCGGCTCGTCCTCGCCGACCCGGTCCCACTCGAACGGACTGCGGCCGACCATCCGCGCCAGCGTGCCGTCGATGTCGACCAGGACCATGTTCGGCTTCGCCGGGTCGTACGGGGGCGCCTCGGCAGGCTTCGGGGCCAGGTACTGGTTGTACATGTCCCGGATGACCTTCTCGCCGACGCTCCGATCCCGCTGGAGGTCACGCTTGATGCAGGTATGAAGCGGCACGGCCGTGTGGTCGGAGACCTTGAACTCCGCACCGTGGTACGCGGCCAGCCGCCGCAGTTCCTTCTCGTGGTTGGGGTTGAGGTTGGTGTCGTCCACGATGACGCTCACACCGTCGCCCAGGAACGCCTCGACGAGGGCGTTGCGGGCCCGCACGACCCGGCGTTCGTTCTTCCCGTGCCAGACGCTGTCGTGCAGCATCGTGCGCAGGTCGTCCTTGTTGATCCGGACCAGCGTGCCGGGCTGGGCCTTGGCCACGATCCGCTTCGCCTCGGTGCTCTTGCCGGAGCCGGGCAGTCCCTTGGTCATGGTCAGCGTCAGCATCGTCACGGGCTTCTCCTTGTTCTTCGGGCCGCAGCACCTGCACTTGTAGGCGCTCACTGGCAGCACCCGTCGCAGCCGTGCAGGCTCTCGTAGGGGTGGTAGTCCTCGCCCTGGATCAGGCGCTTGTAGGCGAGGTCGTCCGGGTCGGGGTGACCCACGCCGTGGGGACAGGTCCGCTCCATCAGCGCCCGGTCCATGCGGAAGTGCTGAGGGAAGGCGGCCATGGAGTGGGCGGAGGGGTTGTGAACGCAGCAGTGGCGGCCGATGCAGTCCTTGCGGGGGTGGGCGAGGATCTCCTCCCCGCCCACCAGCTCGGCCCGCTCGAACCACCCGCCGAAGTCGTCGGGCTCCATCAGGCAGCCGCCTCCGGGACCGACGCGAACGGGACCTCGTAGGCGGGCTTGACCCGCTTCCACACCCGGGAGGTGATGTCCTGGCCGCCGTACAGGCCGAACAGGATGTCCCTGTAGGGGCTCTCGCAGGCCAGGAGGGCGAACTCCTTGCGGCGCTTCTGCGCGTCGTCCTCCGGCCGCACCAGGCGGCGCAGGATCCAGTCGAACTCCTCGCGCGCCTCCACCAGGGTGTCGGTGTACGCAGCCTGCAAGCCGCTGACCTTCGCGCGGACCCAGTCGTAGAACTCGTCCGGGACGCTGTCGATGATCGCCTCGATCCCGTCGCCCTCGGCCAGCGCCTCCCACAGGGTGAGCGTCGAGGTGTTCGTCAGGATGCGGTGCAGCCGCACGTACTCGTCGAACTTGAACTTCACCCGCAGGTCGTGGCCGGGGAAGTGGACGACGAAGCCCTCCTGGTTCTCCTCCTGCGGCGCCGCCAGCACCTCGGAGAGGGACTCGAAGCCGACCGGCTGGTTGACCGGCCCCGGCCAGTCGTAGGGCCCCCACGGCAGCGAGCGACCGGTCTGGGTGTCGACCACCGCGAGCAGGACCAGGTCGTCCAGGCCCTTGTAGTCGACGACGATCCGGTTGGACGGGAAGACGATCTCGAAGAGGTACGTCAGACCCAGGATCGGCTCGAACGTCGGGTAGCGCGTCTCCAGGATCTTGTTCGCGTGCTGCGCCTGCGGGCTGGTGAAGGAGCCCCGCGTGGCGATGCGGAACTCCCCGGTATGAAGCAGGTAGCCGACGCCCAAGGAGCCGTCCCACTTCACGTACGTCTTGACCGGCTCGTTGATCAGTCGCGCCTGCTGGTCGGCGGGGATCTGCGACCAGTTGAAGAACTTCTCGAACGGCCGGGCTACGACCTTCTCGGTGGTCGTGTCGATGATCAGCCCCCGGGTCTTCTTGGTGACCTCGTTCCACTCGTTGTCGAACTGGGCCTTGTTCGTGTAGTTGAAGATGGCCCGGCTGCCGTCGGGGTGGGTCTGGTGGCGGACGTAGCCCTTGGTGATGTTGTCGAGCAGGGCCTTCTCCGGAAGGACATCGTGCAGGTGCACCATGTGTGCGCTCCTCGGTGGTGGTGGTCAGATTCGCTGGTCGATGGCGGCCACGACGCGCTGAGCGAAGTTCTCGTAGGCGCTGTCCGGCAGGTTCAGTCCGAACCACTTCTTCGCCTCAAGGGCGACGATCTCGACGGCGGCCTCGCGCTGCTCTCCCTGGCGCTTGAGCCAGTCCTGGGCGGCGCTCTCGCGGGGGATGACGAGGTGGCCGAGGTACATGGTGGGGCGGTCGTCCGTGGCGGTCATGTTCAGCCCTTCTTCGCGGCCTTCTTGGCCTTCTTGTTCTTCTTGGCCTTGCGGTCCCGCTGGTCGAGGTCGGTCTCGACGTCGCTCAGGGCCTCGTCCAACTTCTCGATGAAGAGGTAGACGGCGCCCTTGAGGCGGTCGGCCTTCGCGCGGGCGTTCTCCAGGTCCTTGCGGAGCTGGTCGCGGTCTTCCTCGGTGTTCGTCTGGCCGTAGACACCGAAGTCGAGAGTCACGCTGCGGGAGCAGTCCTGTATCTGGAGCGTGGCGCCGAAGTCCAGGTAGTCGTCGCTGGCGTCGCCGTCGTTGATCTCCGCGAGCACCGCGCCGAGGCCGTGGTGGCCCTGGTTGTTCAGGAACTCGCGGATGTAGAGGCGGCGCTGCTCGTCGGTGGTGGCGGTGCTCATGTTGCGGCTCCTAGCAGGTGTTGCTCTAGCGCCGGGTGGGGCGCCTTCCAATAACCAAGAACCTATAACGAGGAAGACGTAATCGCAAGCGGTTTCGCTCAAGCGATTTACAAGCAACACTATGGCGCGCATCACACAACACGAAGACCCCCGCCGGGAGGGTGTCCCGAAGGGGGTCTTCGCAGGTCAGGCCGCTACAGCCGCCGCACGTAGTTGATGAAGTCCTGGAGCCGGTCCGTCCGAGGCTGCGCTGGAAGGATCCCGACGCGGTCGTTGAAGGTGTCGAAAGCCTTCCAGAACTCCTTCTCGATCTGCTCGGCGGTCATCTCGTCGAACGCCCAGTAGAACTCCGGGTCCGGCACCTTCACCGTCAGCGTGCCGAAGTCGAGCAACTGCTGGCCCTGCCGCAGCAGACGGAAGCAGTGCCGGGCGTGCTTCGCCACACGCTTCTGTCGGCCGTCGTTGGCCAGCTCCTGCTTGATGCGCTTGATCTGACCCATGGCGTACCCGCCGTACGCCGAGCGCACGTAGGGCTCAGAGAGGAAATCCTCCCGGATGTCGAGGAGCCACTCCCCCTCCCAGGACTGCTGCTCGTACTCCTCCAGGTACATCAGATCCATGATCGTCGGGTTGCACTTCAGCGCGAGGTTCACGTACTTGCCGACCTCGTGCAGGGTGACGTCCGGAGCCGTGGACACGAGCGAGTCCTGGTGCTTAGCACCAATACGGAAGAACTCCGGAGTCGGACGGATGAAGATGCCCAGCCGGTCGATGTCCGACCCGACCCGGGCCAGGCCGAAGGCAGTCGAGCCCACGACCCCGCTCAGCAGAATGTTCGGCGTCGTCATCAGAACCAGTAGTCCTCAGACGGGTCGTCGCGGCCGTCGGTCTCCATGGCCTCGGCGGACTCCTCGTACGTCGCCAGCGCCTCCTCCAGCGCCCTTCCCCACGTCTGTCCCTGGTCCTGCTCGACCTGAGCCACGGTGAGCAAGGCGAGCGTCTCGTTGTCGACCCTGAGATGCCCCTCCTCGACCAGGCTCTGGACCTCCGTGATGGTGCTGTCCGTGGCCGCCAGGTCCTCGTACGTCACGCCCTTGTAGGACAGCACGTAGCCGACCATGCAGGACGGCGCCTTGTCGGCCGGGCTGAAGTAGACGCACGGATTGGCGCCCGTCTCCGGGTCCAGGGGAGGCGCGTAGACGTAATCCTCCCCGCGCTCCTTCACTGCGCGGCCCAGCAGTTCCTTCGCCTCGTCCAGGGAGATCTCGACGGTGGCGGGCTTGGGCTTGGAGGTCTCGGCCTCCGGGGTATGAAGCGCGTCGTCGAGGGAGGGAACGGAGTCGATGATCTCGGTGAAGTTGAGCATGGCGTTCTCGTTTCGTGTGGTGTTGGTCAGCCGTTGATCAGGTGGGCCGCGATGTAGAGCCCGGCGGCGACGCACAGGACGCGGAAGATGACGCGCCCGAGGGACTGGAACCACAGGTCGGCCTTCGACGGCCTCGGGCACGGGGCGTGGTTCTGGTCGAGGTTCTTCACGGGATGCCTTTCAGGAGCAGTCGAATTCGGGGGCGTCGGTCTCCGGCTCTTCGTCCAGGGCGACGCCGTTGATGAAGATGACGTCGCCGACGTCGATGCCGACGTGTTCCAGCAGGGAACGGATGCTCACTGGTCCTCCTTGGGGAGCGGTGGGGCCCGGCGTTCCGAGCCCCACCGAGACGTCACAGAGACGCGGGGTTGAACAGGTTGCGTCCGCTGTCGTCCTTCGAGACAGGGGTGAGTTTGCCCCTGTCGACCCATGTGGTGATCGTGCTCGGACTCACCTCAAGGATCTTGGCCAGCTCCCTGGCCGTGACCAGGGTGACCTCGCTGCTGTCTCGCCGCTGTCTCAGCACTCCCGCCAGCCGGTGGAAGGTGAGCGCGGCCAGGTGCGTACCGAGCGCGATGCAGATGGTCGGGGCGGCCGACGCGAGGATCACGTGCCCCCACGTCGTCGCCGCTGACTGCCCGGTCACCCTGGCGTACGCGGAGCCGTGAGCGACGTTGAGGACGAGTGAGACAGCGGTGAGACCGACCACCGTGCCGATCGCCCACCGGTATCCCGGGGAGCCGACCAACGCCAGCGAGGCCACCACCCCCAGGCCGTCGAGACCGTCGATGACCAGAGGGTAGAACTGCCGCACCTCGTGCAGGCCGATCCCATCGGCGGTGTCTCGAAGGGGCACCCAGCTCACCCTCATACCGACCAGCGCCACGAACGCCAGCGCCACCAGGATCGTGGTGAACCCGATGACCAGACCGGTCGCGTGCAGGCCCGTGAGCGGGTGAGACGAGGGTGAGACAGACCCCGTCTCACGGTTACTCGCGCGTCTTGCTCGCCAGCTCTGGATACGATTCGGGAGTCCCATGGAGAGTCGATACCTCTCGTAGGTGGGACAGGTGCCCAGTGGGTCGCACCCCGCTGGGCACCCGCATACCCGACTAGGTATGAAGCCGTTCACGCTCGTCGAGATAGTCAGAGACGCCGTTGTCCCAGAACGGACCGAACACGTACTGCGCCGTCGCGTCGTACAGAGCGCTGCTGGCGACCGCCCCGCCATGAGGCAGCAGCTCCTCCGCCTGGACCGAGTTCTGCTGACCGGTGAGCAACGCCACCAGCGCGGCCTCGTCAGCCGACAGCCGGAGCGTCACCGCCTCGGGCGACCCGTCGTCTCGGAACTCGATGCTCTTGACCAAGGCCATCTCGGCCATCTCCTCTTCTTGTGCTCCGGCCGGGACAGCTCCCGGTACCGGTCCAGTACTCGTTGCTCGAACTTGCTCAGGTGTCTCAGCGGCGCTCCCGCCTCATCGGTCGTTCAGGGAGATCTCGATGCTGTTGCCGGACTTCGGGTGGAGAAGCAGGCTGCTGCTGCCGTGGACCGTCAGCCGGTTGTCCTCTTGCAGCGTCACGTGGAAGTACGACCACCAGTCCGGGTGGCGCTCCGGCTTGTACCGGAACTCGATCGGCGTCCACTGGTCGACCGCGAGGCGGCGCCGGTTCACGCTGTGCGGGTCGACGACGACGGGGGCGTTCTCCGCGACGTCGTTGTTGAGCAAGGCCCGCACGGAGGCCAGCTCCTGCTCCAGCCGGATGATCCGCTCACCCCTCGCCCGCAGGCGGTCCTTCACCCACTTCGGCAGGCGCTCGAACCTCGGGTCCTCTTCGATCGGTGTGTTCACGGCTGCTCCTTGTAACGTTGGCCGGGCCCCGGTGGGCGCCCGCACTAGACCTGCGGACGGCCACCGGGGTTTCGTTCAGCTAGCTGCGGTCGGCGCACTTCTCGCCGTTGGGGCACTCCTCGCGCGGGAAGCCATCCCCGCACAGGCGCGGGTCGATACCGATACCGGCGCCCAGCTCACCCAGTTCCAGCGGGCCTTCGTCCTGCACCCACCGGTCGGCGCTGTTCTCGTACATCAGATGTCCACCTTCTCCAGTCGCTCCCAGACCGGGCCCCAGCCGTCGCGGGTACCGTCCAGCAGGCCCGAGGCCTTGATGACGTAGTCCCGGTGCAGGGAGCGGTTCTCCAGGAGGCCATCCTCGGTGAGCACGTCCCCACGCCAGGCGCCGGACGACCCCTGCGTGACCGAGCGGATGATCCCCGGGGCCAGGGAGTGGTTGTACATGATCGAGACACGGTCGCCGACCCTGTACGGTGCGCGCTGCTTAGCCATGGTTCCTCCTTCTGCGTTACTGCTTCGGAAGCAGTAAGAGGAATCTATCCCGAGCTACTACGTCTCGTCAAGCCGTATCGCTAATCGACTTTCCAAGCATGAAGAAGGCCCCCACCCGGTCTCCCAGGCAGGGGCCTACAACACCGCTACGTAGCTACTCAGTTCGCGTGATCGTGATCCTTGAGGTGACGTCGTCGCTCAGCAGGGACTCCACGGTCTGCGCCACCTGCTCCGGAGCCTCGACCTCGATCTGGGACGACTGCGCCCGCCGCTGCCCCGTCTTCAGGGGGTGCTGGTACTTGACTACGTACTTCGACACGTCATACCCCTCCTACGAGTGCCTGCACCACCTTGTTCAGCGCACGCTGCGCCGACCGCTTCCCTGACTCGATGCTGGAGCACGTGAGGAACCGCTCGTCGTCTCCCCCACCGAGGAACAGGGAGTAGTTGCACGAGTCCATGGCTGAACTCTCGTATGTGTACCTGAAGACGTCAGCCACCTTCCGATCGCCGATGTAGCCGACCCACAGTTCCCCCTTGGGGTGCGCCTCCTGGCGCCACTCGATCGACTGCGCCTTGATGGGTGGCTTCTTCTTGGGCTCCGCTGGATGCCCCCTGCGGACCGCCTCAACCCGAGTGCATCCCTGATTGTCGATGGCGTGCTGAAGGTCAGCACCAATGCCCCGGTCGTCGTAAACCTCGATCACCGTGGGGCGTGGCTGCTCTGGCTCCCAGTAACGCAGCTTCCACATGTCAGTTCTCCCGCACCCTCTCGTAGACCCCGTGATAGATGGCTTCGGCCACCTCAACCGGCATCTTCAACGCCATCTCCCCGCCGACGGTCTCCACCAGCACAACGACCCCCGCGTCCCCAGGTTCGCGCTCGGAGGGGTCCACAGCCACCAACTTGGTGATCTCCAGCGGGATGGGCAACTTTGGCATGTCAGTTCTCCCTCGTGGCCAGCTCGGCCGCGCGCTTGTCGAGGTCCTTCTCCAGGTTCTCGGCGGCCAGCCGAAGGGTCCGCTCGATGTCCTCGAAGCCCTGCTTAGGCGTGGCCTCGGCCGCCTCGGCCGCCGCAGCGGCGGACTCCCGCAGGCGCTCGATGGCCCACTCGGTGCCGTCCAGGTTCTCGCGGATCAGCAGCACGTTCAGCGCCATGTCGAAGGAGGCCCGCTGCGCGCTACGTCGGACCCTCCGGCTGATCTCCACCGAGGACACCGGCTTCTCCGCGCCCCCGTTGGCGCGGTCGGTCCACTCCTTGGCGATCTCGCGCACCCACTCCGGCGCCACGCTGTCCGGCCCCAGCGGCTCCATGAAGGTGACGGTGTAGTCCCGCTTCGTGGCAACCTGTCCGTCCCGGACCTTGGGGCCCACCACACCTACCGACGACACCTCCCACACGCCCGTCTCCGTGTGCGGGAACAGGCCCACGCCCATAGCAGTCGGGCGCACCGTCCCGAGGCTGGGTACCTCCGGGTTCGACGTGTCCGGCGCTCCCGTCACGTCCAGCGAGATCTGCCAGTTCGAGTGATCCCGGACGGTGGACTCCACAGCGCTCATCAGTCGTCTTCCTCGTCTTCCTCGTTCATCACGTGCATGTAGTCAATCGCGTCCTGGTCACCGGCCGCAGCGGCTTTGGCCCACCAGACGCGCGCCACGTCGTCGCCGTGCAGGACCTCCACCAGCTCGGCGATGCGGCGCAACTGACGCGGCTCCGGACCCTCGACCGCCAGCAGCTCGGCCAACTCGGGCTCCGTAGTCCGCCCCGGATTTTCAAATGCCTGATATTCGCCGGCGAGTTCCCCCTCGATTCGCCGTCGCGAGTCCACGATGTCCTGCGGCGTGTAGCCGAAGTTCAGGCGGGCCCGGCTGAGCAGCTCATCGATGGTCGGGGCCGGGCCCGGCCGGGGCCGGGAAGTGTGGGCGCACTCCCGGCAGCCTTCCTCGGGTTCCGGGTGTTCGTCAGCATGAGAGGTCACGACCCGGCGCTCCGCGCCTCCGCCGAACCCTTGAAGAAGGACTCGTAGCTCTCGAACGCGCGCGAGACCCCGGCCTCCTCGTCGCGGTACCACTTCGGGTCGCTCATCCCTGCGCCCTCCACTTCCGGATCTGGCGCTGGATCTTATGGACAGCCGAGGAGTTCGCGTCCCGCGTCATAACGATGTTTCGATCGCCGTCCACGGTCCGGCGCTCCAGTCGCTGCCAGACCTCCTCCCAGTCGATGGTTCCTGTGGGGAAGTAGCCCGTAATGATGTCCTGGACGTATTCCATAACTCGGGGGGTGACGTCGCCCGCCTCGACGATCCGGTGATCCTCGGTCTCGTTCACTTCTCCCCCTCGCGCAGGTGCTCCGGCAGTTCCAGGCTCCAGCCCAACACGTCCGGGTGCAGCATGCGTGCCGCCTCCGTGAACACCGCGCGGCTGGTCGTCCCACCCTTGGGGGCCGGAGCCTTCGGCGCCCGGTCCGCGTTCTTCTGCATGAGTTCGGCGTCCACCTGGGCCTGGTCCCGTCGGGTGTCCGCCACGACCTTGTCCAGCAGCCGGATCATCTCGGCCGCCGTGTCCTCGGGGTGCCCGACCTTGATCCGCTGCACCAACTGCTCGTAAGCCGTAGCCACTGCCGCTCCACCCTTCTCTTGCGTCTGCTGCTTGTAGATCTCGTGGAGTTGCCGAGAGGCTTCGGACAGGCTGTACGTCTCGTCCGGGTGGGCTTCACCCTTCGGGTCGCTCGCCAACCAGAAGAACCACTGGAGTTCCTTCTTCTTGGAGTAGGACCCCGCAGCGTTGCCACTCTGGACCACCGGCCAGTTGCTTTCGATATACCCGATCAACGTGCCGTCCGCATAAATCGCGTATTTAGTCAGCGCCTTCATGGTGTCGAATGGCTTCTTGCGCCAAAGCACCTTGCGGGTGATCGTGTGGTCGCTCACTTCTCTTCCTCCTCCCTCATGGGACCAACGAGCAGTGGCCGTTCCTGGCACAGGTAGTACGGGCACGGCCAGCGCTCCTTCACTTGATCTCCCCGCGCTCGGCACGCTCCATCACGTCGAGCAGCGCCTCCAGGACCGCGATCGGCTTCGGCCCGCCGCGCCACGCCTCAATACCGTGACGCCGCAGCGACTCCTCCAGCGACTCGCGGCTCTTCTCCGCCTCGTAGTCCTCGCGGGTCATCACCTGGGTGTGGCCGTAGTTGTCGTTCCGGACCCCGTTCTCGATCCGGTAGGCCAGCGTCTTACCCTCGGGGCTGCGCTCGCTCACCGGGATGTGCAGCAGCGTGCGGCCGACCTTGACGACGGTCACCTCCTCGGGCGTCTGCTCCCTCTCGCGCCTGCCACCCATCTTCGTCAGCAGCAGCAGCTTGTCCCCGACCTTCACACCCTCAAGACTCGGCATCTCAGGCACCCGCCTTCTTCTTGTCCGCCACCACGGGCACCTCGTCGATGAAGTTCTTGACGTAGATCCAGCGACCGCTGGTCCGGTTCCTGCGGTGCAGTCCCAGCCGGGTGCTCGGCTCGTCCTCGGACTCCTCGACCTTTTCCCACTTGTACTCGTTGTCGCCCGTGATCCCGGTGATCGACTTCTCGGCACGAGCCTTCAACGCGTCCAGGTCGCCAGCCGCGATCGGCCCGCTGCCGCTCGACAGTACGTACGTCTTCGCTGCCATCCCAACTCCCCTTCCGTCGTTCTCAATTACGGGATAAGACTATGCGCTACCCGACCCCATGTCAAGCACTTTCACCCACTCGCTTGCGTGGCAGGAACCGCTGGTTCCGCTTACTCTCAAATCATGCGAAACGTGCGTGACGCCCTGATGTGGCGTACTACCCGAGCCGCCGCGCTCGCCGAAGCCAAGAAGCTGAAGGCCTCCGCCCGCCGCATGGGCTACGACATCGTGGTGCGCAGCACCCTCCGCAGGCTCGGTCCGGACTACACCTTCAAGGGCCCGCCCTACGGCCTGTTCCTCGAACCCCACAGCACCTCGGACTCGTCGTCCAGCAGTCCCTAAAATGCAGCGAGCCCCACCGTCACCTGGCGTCCAGGCCAGACTGCATGACGGTGGGGCTCGCTACTTCCGCACTCGGTTCCCTACCGGAAACCAACCGCAGGCATCGTAGCGCACCCCTACGTCCCGAGCGGCCCCTAGCCGTCACGCTCGACCAGCGTCTGCTCGTACTCCGGCGGCAGCTCCCCGTGCTCCTCGTAGTACCTCCGCAGCTTCTCGATGCTCTCGTCCGTCACACCGTTCGGACCATGCTCAATCTCCATGCCGACCTCCCTTGAGTCGGTCGATCCTCCCACTCCCCCGGCGCCCCGATCCCCCAATTCCCCGAATCCCCCGGCCACTGTGACACTGTCCGGTTCCTACATTCGGTGCGCTGCGCGGCTGTCCGGGCCCCCTAGGTCTGGAATTTATGCGTTTAAGGGTAGGGGGGTGCATATTTATTCATTTGCTAGCACACTTGACAGCCCTTTGTCAACTCGGACACATGGGACGCACCCTAGGCATCGCGCTTCTGACCAGTATGTGCACCCTTCACCCCTGGAGTGAGGTACGTCACAATGGGGCGCAGCGTGGCCCTATGCACACGGCCGGGCATCTGTCAATAGGCAGTTTCTATGCATGCCTATTCAGCGTTATTCATGCGCGGCCACTGCCCTATTCACCGAATTGCGCCCCTGTTTATATGTCCCGAGATATGGAGAGCGGGGCGCGACTGTAGCAACTCGACAACCAGGGGGCCGGAGAGTTTCACGGCATTGGGTGTGCGGTCGCATGGTGGGCGGTCGCATGGCCAGAGGGGTTGACGTAGCTGTGTCTCATGTGCAGTAGCCAGCAGTGGGGAGCCTTCCCCCGGCCCCGGATCCCTGGCCTGTTGTCGGCGGCGGGCGCATGCTGGAGGGGTGACTATCGGCATGTCGTGGGGTGCCCTGGAACACGGGCAGGCGTGGGGAGAGTTCCCGGACGTTGAACAGTGCGCGCGGGCCCTGAACAGCTCTCTACGGCGCACGCTGGGCAGGATGCCGCCCGGGTGGCGGGGGTGCATGCTGAAGAACTCAGTTCACGTGCTGCGCGTCGACATGTGCACGGCGGGGCTGCACGCGGTGGCGCATGGGCGGACGTGGCACGGGGCCCATGGGGGCGTCTGGGTGTCCCTGTATCCACGTGGTGGAGGCAAACACGAGAAACCCCCCACCGGCCCGGTATTGGGGCGGTGGGGGGCTGCGTAGGGCCGTTGGGGTTACAGGTCTGCGTCCGCTTCGGCCTGCGCGATACACGGGCAGGTGTCAGCGTGATACGCGCTCCCATTGGCCGCGCGGGGCGTGCCGTCCTCGTAGAACCCGGCGACGGTGTAGACCATGCGGTGACCGTTGGTCGCAATGCCGGTGTATTCGTCGCCGACGGCGAGGGGCGCGGCTGCGTTGGGGCGAGCGGCGGTGCCATCCTCACGGCCCCAACGCAGCGCGTCGGACAGTTCGGGGCGGTAGGCGAGCACGCGGCGCAGGTCGGCCAGGAACGGAGTACGGTCGAACGCTTCCCCGTCGGTGTAGGCGTCGATTGCTCCGAGCATGTACGCCACGGCCTTACGTCCCTCGTTGCGCGCGGACTCCCACATGTACTGATGTCCCGAGGGACTGGCGGCCAGGATCACGCGGTACCCCTTACCGTCGTGGCCGGTGCCGACCATGACGGATACCTCTTCTTTGGTGAGCGCTCCCAGGTGGGCGGCGACGGTGGCGGCGACAGTGTGTGTGATGCGCATGGGGTGTGTCCTCCTGTTGCGGGGGCGGTTGGTGGGGTGTGGGGCGGGTGCCTACAGGCCCAACAGCGTTTCTACGGCCGTAGCAAGGTCCATCGCGGCGGTGTGCTCGTCGTCGTCGCTGCCCGCTTCGGATGCGGCGTGCAGGGCGGCCAGGGCGTCGCGGACGGCGCGGACGGGGTCGGGGGCGGATCCCTCCTGGTCCTCTACGTTCTCGTCGTCCACCTCGAACAGGTGCAGGGGCGCACCTTCGTTGTAGCTGACTTCCGTCAGGACGACGGGCGCGCCGTTGCCGAGTCGGGCGTTAACGTCGTACGCGATGATCTCCCGCACGGCCGCTTCCGCTTCCTCACGGGTGGGGGCGTCGGCGCGGACGACGGCGGACAGGGTGACGTCAAAGGCGTACTCAGACATGGGGGTGACCTTTCGGTTTGGTGGGAGGGGGGCCGGAGCGTTTCCCCGGCCCCCGGGGGTTGGGGCGGGTGCTACTCGGCGAGGCCCTGGGCGGCGTGCATGGCGGCGGCCTGCTTGAGCGTGGCGCGGTACTCGGCGAGCGTGGCCGGGCGGACCGCTTCGAAGTCACGGGCCCACTTGGGGAGGACGGCAACCTTCTGGTCCTGGAAGACTCCCCCGGCCGCGATCATCGCGTGATTCTGGCCGCGCGTCTCAGTGGCGAGCGCCTTACGGGCGAGCGGGGAGAACATCAGGGAGTGCTTACGGTAGGCCGCTTCCTCACCGTGGCGGTCGACGCCGCGACCGGTGCCCGCGTGGCCGAAGACGTCGTGAACGGCGCGGAACATGTCGTTCACGTCGTCGCTGAAGAAGAAGTGAGAGCCGGTGACGGCGGTGGACAGGACGCGCATTCGACCGGCGGCGACGTCGTCGAAGAACGCGCGGGTGCCCTGGGCGTTCATGTCGTAGGGGTCGGTGTCCTCGACGCTCACGGAGATGCCCAGACCGCCGCGCGAGGCGGGGGCCGTCATGAACTCGAACTGTCGGGCGACTTCCTGCGCCATGGCCTTCCAGGCGGCCGGGGCGGTGTTGTCGATGAAGGGGAGCGCGTTGTATGCCTCCGCGACCTTGGCGACGGCCGACGGGGCGACGACGACGCGGGAGTAGTCCCAGTGGTCGCGAGTGGTCAGACCGTGGCGGGCGTTGAAGCGGCGCGCACCTTCGGCGACGGCGACGACGGGGCGGAGGGACAGGGCGGGGATGTTGGTGGTGCGCATTGGGGCCTCCTGGTGTGGGGCGGTTGGTGTGTTGTTGTGTGACCAACTTACCCCGGGACTACGGCTTGTAAAGCCAGTTTCCGGGATCGCTAGACAAGTCTTTATAAAGCCGTAACCTACGGGGCGCGGCTAGCGGGCGGTCGACACGTCGCGGAAGTGGGGCACGGCGCGGGCGTCGGACAGGAAACGGGCGACGCGGTCGGGGTCACCGTTGGGCACGTGGGCGTAGTTGATGCGCTCCCCGCTCTCCGTGGTCGCCCAGACGGTCACGGGCGCGGGGGCGGCCTCCTGGGGGGCCTCCTGGGGGGCCTCGGCGAAGCGGCCGACGGCGTGCACGACGGTGTGAACGTCGGTCCAGTTGCGGCCTACCGTGTCGAAGCGCTCCGGGGTGCGGTCGGTGCGGATGACCTCACCGGCCCCCACCGTGTCGACGATGCCCCGGCAGTACGCTTCGGCGCTCTTGCCGGTGGCGGCGAACTCCGCGTCGGAATACGGGCCCACGACGTACCCGGCGTGATTGCGGTAGCTCCAAAGGGTGCGGTACTCGGCGGCCCACACGTACCCGGTGGCGTACTGACGCACCCAGGGGGCTACGTCGCCGTTACCCGTGATGCCCGTGGGCATGTCGCCCTCAAAGATGATCTTTCCGCCAAGGAAGACGTAAAGCCGGGTGCCGTTGCCCTCGACGACGGCCGAGACACGCTCACCGGCCAGCCACAGCGGGCGGGCCTGCGCCTCACGCCAGGTACGGCAACCCTCCTCCGAGGGGTAGTAAGTGGCGTCGTCGGGGCGGGGTGCGGGCTCCTCCTGGGCGTCCTCCTCGGCCGCAGCCGCAACGATGCTCGCGACGGTGTCCAGTCGGGGCAGGTAGTCCGGCAGGTCCGTGATTGCGCGGACGGTGTACCCGGCGCGGGTGAGCACGTGCTGCCCTTCGATCTCCTCGGCCAGGCCCAGGCGGACCAGGGACGCGACGGTGTTCGTGCGGGCACTGATGACCATGTGACCGCGCAGGGCGTCCGTGGGGCGCAACAGCTCTTCCGGCAGCTCTTCCGCGTGGCGGAGGGCGAGGGCCTGCGGGCGGGTGATCGTCTTGCTGTTCATGTCGTGCGCTCCTTCGTGCGGGTGTGTTGGGAGTGCCGATCTTTCCGAAGGGGGCACCTCTTGTCAAGCCCATTCGGCACATCCATTTACAAGACGTTATGAAGCTGTGACCGGCGGCCGGGGCGGGCCGTGTTCCCATGGATGCCGAAGGGCCCCCACCGGCCAGCGGTACGCGGTGGGGGCCTTTTGCATGCCCGGGGTCAGACGGTGGGCGCGGGGGCGTCACGGCCGACGGCCAGCAGCAGACCGCCCCAGCGGGCGGCACCGATGCCGTCGTTGTCCAGCCAGTCGGCACCCTCGGCGTAGGCCGTGCCGAGCAGGTCGTAGGAGTCGGCCAGGGTCATGCGCTCGACGTCGTCGCCGAGGCGCACCCACGCGTATTTGGAATTCAGTACCGCGCGGTACCGGTTTTCCTCCTCGGCGTCCTCGGCCATGAGCCGGGCGATTCCGACCGCTCCGCCGTCGAAGTACTCCAGCGGATTCCGGCCGTCGTTGCGGCTGTTGTCCGTAGCAGAATCCGACTTGGTGTTCTGCGGGGTCTCCTCGGCGATTTCCGGGGCGATCTCCTCGACGACGGGCGCGGGGGCCGGGGTCTCCTCGACGGGGGCCGGGGCGGGCGTCTCCGCCTTCTTGCGGGGGGTGCGCGGCTTCTTGGCCGGGTCGATCTCGTAGGCCTTGGGCTCCGGCACGGCGGTCTCGACGAGGGTGCAGCGGGTGAGGACGGTTGCCTTGATGCCCCTGTACTCGTCGTGCTCCTTGACCGTGCCACGGAAGGTGACGCGCACGCCCGTGTTCTCGCCGAGGGCGTTGTTGGACGCGAACCACTTCACGATGACGCCGGACAGTTCGTCGCGGACCTGGTAGATGGTGGTCGCGCCGTACAGGCCGTCGGTGTAGCGGATGGACTCGATCATGCCGGTGAAGGTGATCCGGGAGCCCTTGATGCCCTTGGCCTTGTCGGGCACGGTGCCGATCCACTCGGAGGGCTTCTCGTTGCGCGCCTTGCGGATCAGGGTCTGCTCGTTGAAGCGGGCCCAGGCCTGCGGGGCGGAGACGAGGATGCCGAAGTTGCGCGAGGAGACGCGCTTGCCGCCCGCGATGGCCTTCAGGTTGAGGACGTACTCCGAGGTGCCGCTGAAGTCGTCGGAGAGGATGAACGCGCGGATCTCGGCGGCCTTGCCCTTGGCCTCCGCAGCGAGCGGGCGCATGGCGTCGGCGAACTCCTTGTCGCGGCGGGCCTTGCCGGGGTTGATGGCGTTGCGCACGAGCGTCACGGTGGGGGTGGCGTGGTAGTCCTGGGAGCGGACGAAGCCGAAGGCCTTGACGCACGCCCAGGCGTAGGCGAGGACGGTCTCGGTGGACACGTCGCGGTCGCCTCCGCCGAAGCCGAAGAACTCCTTCTCCTCGTCGTCGTCGGCGGGGGTGGAGGGCCACGAGATGCCGGTCTCCCAGCCGAGGAAGTCCTTGATGCACTGGCGGCCGATCTGCTTCTCCTCGCCGGTCTCCTCGCTCTTGACCAGGAAGGTCTCGCGGCGCGTGCGCTTCTTCTGGCAGTGGTCGCACCAGCCCTCGCGCAGGCCGTCGCGGTCGACGGAGTGGACGCCGGGCGCGGTGCGCACGATCAGGCCCGCGTTCTCGTCCCAGTCCAGGGTGGCGAGGAAGGTCCAGCCGTTGTGCTTGGGGGCCTCGCCCGTGAACTCGACGTCGTACATGATCTCGACGACCTCGAAGCCCATGTCGTCCTTGGTCTTCACCTCGACCTCGGTGACCTTGAGGTCCAGGCGGCCGGTCAGGCCCTTCTTCGACGCGCGGGCGTTGATCTTCTCGATCTTCTCCAGCGTGTTGGTGAGCTGGAAGTGGTCGATGCGAGCAGTCACGGGGGGCCTCCTGTTGCGGGGCGGTTGTTGACGGGCACGACGTTACGGGTACGCATACCGCTTGTCAACCGCTTCCGCTCAGCGGCTTTCCATGCTTCTATGTGCGGACACGAAAGGCCCCCACCGGCCAGCTCGACACGGTGGGGGCCTTTTGCATGCCCGGGGACTACTCGACCCGATACAGCGACCCGCTGATGTTGCGGCGCACGAGGCGTTGCAGGTGACGCCAGCCGGTGATCCTGTCCTGCGGGGCAGGGACGGCGTGGGCGGCCTCCCACACCGTCTGAGTGCGCCGGGCCAGCGCGGACCACTGGTTTGCGTCGATCAGCGAAGCGCAGTCCGGGCAGGCGGCCCAGTCATCCTTGTAGGCCTGCATCCGACCGGTCCTCGGGTCGATCCCGGCGAGAAATTCCGACACGGGCAGGAACCAGATTTCCGTCTCCAGATCCGTGTTGCAGAAGTCGCAGCGGCCCAGCAGTTTTCCGGTTTTCGCGTTGACCGGAACCGCCTTATGGCCCACCAGCGAATCCTGCGCGAAGTGCTCCCAGGATTCCGATCCGTCCTTGGCCTTGATGAACGCCAGCGCCCGGTGGCAGATCTTGCAGACCATGCTCTCGTCGGGCGCGGTGTCCAGCATCCGCCGCTCTTCCTCGGTCACCGGGTGATCTCCTGGCCCGGCTTGAGGATGCGGAACTGGGTGCCGTCCTCGGCCATCAGCTCCTCGCCGTTCTCCATGTCGGTGATGTGCGCGGCCAGCTCGCCGTAGCGGAAGTCCCGGCGCTGCATCTCGTTGGTGAGGGCGCCCCAGGCGGCGTCGTGGCCGCTCTTCTCCGAGGTGCCCACCGTGCGCCATCCGGCGCCCTCGTGGTTGTCCTTGATCTGGGCCCAGTGCACCGGGGCGGTGCTCGGCGCGTTGTCGAGGTACCAGCTCCTGGCGTCCTGGAACAGCTTGGTCGTGAAGTCGGAGCTGTCCAGCGTCGGGAACTTCTCGCGGTGGCCGTCGATCAGCAGGGCGGAGACCTGCGCGAGGGTGAGGCTGATGTCGAACGTCGGCTCGCTCATCGTTCGCTCCTTGTTAGGGCGGGGTGGTTGGTGACGAGGACGAACCTAGTCACTGCAATACGCATTGTCAAGCGATCTCGTAAAACTACTTGTCAGCGGTGTACTTCCGGCGCACGATTCGGACCGGGGGCTTCTGCACGACCATGACGTCCTGGCCGGGCTTGACGGCGACGGTCTCGACGTCCGTGGCACCGTCGGCCCGGAGCTGGTCGACGCGGTGCTGGGCGCTGGCCTTGTCGTAGCCGCATACGGACACATGCCGTACGCCCTTGGTGTCGGTCCACAGGACCTTGATGTTGATCACGGAGTGCTCTCCTGCTCAAGTGGTCTTGGACCAGCGGGTGTTCGAGTAGCGCTGGTACTCCTCGGGGGTCAGCCGCTCCTCGATGCGGTTGTATCCCTTGGTGCCCACCTGGGTGAAGTCGATGACCCACTCCAGGCCCTCGCGGATCAATTTCTCGCGGGTGGACACACCTCTGATGATCAGGCTGTTGGCCGTCCGGTGCCCGAGCGCGTCGTGGCCGAGGAGGTCGTGCAGCTCGGTGCCAGCGCACGAGGAACAACCGGCGTCGGACACGTACTGCTGCTCGGCCATCTGCTCGCGGATGCGCGGGGCGAGGAAGTCGAACCACATGTGGGCTTGCGCTTTGGCCTTGGGCCTGCTCCAGCCGTGCGCAACCATGTACGCGCGCAGCTCCTCGACGATCTCAGCGTCGGTGGCCATGATGTGCTCCTGCTCAGACAAGGGTGGTGGCGTTGGCGACGTGCGGGCAGCCCTGCGCAATGTAGTCCTGCCAACTGACAATGTTGTTCCGCGTGGCCTGGATGCGGGTCATGAACAGCCGCTGCTTGCGGGCGGTCTTCTCTCCGCGCCAGCGGCGCTCCAGGGCGGCCAGTTCGCATGTGCGCTGGGAGATCAGCTTGTCCGCTGCCTTCTGCCGGTCGGCGAGGCGGTGGGAACGGAACGGGCTGGTGGCCATCTGCGGCGCCTCCTGGTGTGGGGTGCTCTTGCAGGAGAAACGCTAAGGGGACCGCTTGAGGTTGTCAAGCGATCCCCTGATATTGCTTGCGTCAGTTGCCGACCAGCCTTGCGCGTGCCTCCAGCGCTCGCTGGAGCAGTGCCTGCTCGCCTTCGTCGACCATCTGCTGTTCCGCGATGAGTTGCTCAAGGGGCGGAAGCGCCAGCCGGATGCCGTCCGGCAGGCCGTCGGTCAGCTCCTTGAGCGGGGCGCCTTCGAGCGGGATCCGAACGTTGAGCCCCACGTCGGCGACGGTGATATCGAAGGACAGCACGTCGGTCAAGTAGACCGAGACGGTGCCCCCTGTGGACAGCAATTCGGTCAGCTCGTCCGTGGTGAGTTCGACCTGATCGAACTCTTCGTCGTCCGGCATCACTCGCTCATCAGTTGTTCGGTCTCGTCGACCGTCTCGCTGACGGCGTCGAAGGCGGCCGTCCAGGCGGCGTTGACGGCCTCGTAGGGCAGCGGGTGGTCCGCGAGGTCGACGCCGGGGGGAACGGGGCCGTCAAGGGCGAACGTGCCGTCCAGCGGGTCCCACTTCAGCCCGGCCGCCGCCAGCTCCGCGTTGAACCGTGCGGAGTGCTGTCGGGCCAGCTCAGCGACCAGGGCGGCCGGAGGGCTGTCGTACCCCGCCTGGGTCTCCAGGAAGCCCGTCCACTCCTGCTGGAGGGTGGGGAGGTCGAAGCCGGGGAGTTGGTGGTTGATGCTCATGGTCAGTAGTCCTCATCCCATCGCTCCCCCGCGTACGTGGGGTCGAAGCCTGCCGGGGGCACGTCGGAGAAGGGGGCGTACTTGCGTACGATCTCCTCCTGCTTCTTCAGCCGCGCCGTCCAGTGGGTGGCGCAGCGCGGGAAGGACTGGCCGGTGCCGGACAGCGGGTCGCGGTACTCCACGGGGCCGCTGCACTCGCCCGTGTGGTCCTCCAGGCACTTCGGCTCTTCGTGCTGCTCGCTCACTTCGGCTCCGTCTCGCGCAGGTGCTGCTCTCCGGCCGCGACGTCGCCCCACTGGGCACCGTTCTCGGCGTGGGCCAGGATCTCCTCGGCGGGGGCGTAGCCGGTCTGCTCGTCCACGCTCTTGAAGACGCCCGCGTTGTCCAACGTCTCCAGTGCGGTGATGGCGCGCTCGCTGTTGTCGCCGTCCCAGCCCTTGCGCAGCCAGGCCAGCGCCTCGATGACGTCGTTGCTGTATGTCATGGTCAGTTCTCCTCGTCGATGATCTCGATGACGTCCGTGCGGGACAGCATCTTCGTCGCCGCGTTGTGTCGGGCGTTCGCCTGTACCTGCACGATGCCGCCGTTCTCGACGCGGGACGTACGCAGCCAGGAGAAGGTGTCTCCGCGTACCTTGCGAACGGCCGCGAGGAACGCGTCGAAGCCGACCTGCTCCAGGGTGCCTCCGGCGGCGTCGCGGATCTCCAGGAACGCCACTGCGGTCGCTTCGGCGTTGGTGACGGCGTCCAGCACGTGCGGGGAGGTCATGCGGCTGCCGATGTTGAGCGGCGCGCGCAGCAGCTCAGCGAAGTCGTTGCGGGCCTTCTCGGCCTCCTTGACGGCGTCGCTGATGGTCCGCTCGATGTACCCGGCGGTGGCCTTGGCGTCCATGGGTTACTCCTGGTCTCGTATCGCTGCGTGCTTGGCAGTCTTGCGGGTGCGCTGCTTGCGGGGGCGGGAATCGTGTCCTCCGGCCGCTCCGCTGCGCCGACGTTCCTGCACGGCGCGGATGTGCTCGGGGTCCTGCTGGGCATGCATGGGTGCCTCCTGGGGCTGGTACGGGAGATACCAGGTTATTGGTCCTCCCGTACCGCTTCCCAACTACGGCTACCTGCGGTCGGCGCGCTTCTTGGCCTCGGCGAGGACGGTCTCGGTGTCCTTGCCCTCCTTGTGGGCGACGGCCTTGGCGACGTCGTCCAGGGACTCCTTGCGGTAGGAGGGGTGCGCGCCGCCCTTGTTCCAGAAGTAGTAGTCCGTGAGCCAGCCACGGGCCGCGTGCAGGGTCTCCAGGGTGTCGTACGCGTCGTGGGCCGGGTGGACCTTGACGACCACGCCGTTGCGGACGACCTGGCGCTCGGGGTAGTGGCCCTTGAAGACCTTCAGCGGGGTGCCGTCGGGGTTGGCGATGGCCTTGGCGGCCTTCTTCGCCTCGCGCTCGGCCTTCTTGGCTTCGCGCTCCAGGCGGGCGGCCTTCTTGTCGACGGACTCCAGAAGGGTCTTGCGCTTGAGCGTGTCGGTGGGGGCCCAGGGGAAGCAGCGGGTGCAGGCCTTCTCCCCGGCCAGCTCGACGAGGTCCTCGGCCGTCATGCCGGACTGCTCGACCAGCCAGGCGTACTGGGTGGTGGGGAAGCAGGTGTCGCAGTACTGGTCCTTGTGGACGTGGCCGTTGGTGTTGTCGACGAGGTAGTACCGGGTCCAGCGGCGCGAGTGGTACCTGGCCTCGCGGGGGTAGATCTCGCCCTGGAGGATCTCCTGGATGCGCTCCTGGAGGGTCTCGATCTCGGCGACCAGCTCGGCGCGGCGCTCCGGCGAGCGGCTCGGCAGGAGGGAGTCGTAGGAGCCGGGCTCGGTGTCGTCGATGATGTTGATGAACTGCTGGGCGCGGTGCTGCTGGGCGGTCAGGTCGGCGGTCTTGACGTAGGCCGCGTACAGCGCGGTGTCGATCTCGGCCGGGGTGGCGTTGGTGAGGTCCATCGTGTTGCCTCCTGGTGTGGAGCGGTTGGTGACAGGTACGACCTTACGGGGGCGCCTACTGCTTGTCAAGCGAAATGGGGTTACCGCTTGCGTCGATGTACTGCTCGATGTCGTAGCCCATGTTCAGGCTGTTCAGCCGCTTCGCGCCGATCGACTTCACACGCAGTTCCAGGCGCTTGGTCCAGTCGGCGACATCGGCCGGGGAGACCGGGCCGATCTCGCACTGGCGCAGCCAGAGGATGGGGTCGAAGCGGTCGCTGGTGCCGGTGAGGGCGTCGGCGATGTTGAAGGCGATGTTGCGGCGGGCGTTGAAGTCCTGGTCGTCGGAGTCGGCGATGGCTGCGGACAGGGTCTCGTAGTCGCTGCGGCTCATGTTGCGGGGCGCGGGCATGGCGGGCTCCTCCTGGTGCGGGGATTGATGTTCGCGGGAACAGTACGGGCCGCCCGGCTCAGGTGTCGAGTCGGACGGCCCGTACGCAGAGGGTGCGTATGGATCACGTGGTGGGGCGGGTCAGGTGGTAGAACTTGCTGCCGTGGACGCGGATGGTGTAGCGGGTCGCGTCGGAGGACTCCACGAGCCGCGCCCTGTCGTAGATGGCGAGGTCCTTCCAGGCCTGCTCGGCGTCGGCCGGGACCATCTGGGCCGAGCTGGGGTCGTAGCCCAGGATCTCGGTGAACTCAGCCTTGATCTGGAGCATCTTCTTCGAGCCCCGGGGGATGGTGCGCATGGGTGTCTCCTGTCTGGTCAGGCGGCGATGCGGGTGCGGCTGCCGCCGATGGCGTGCTGGCTGCTGAGGCGGGCGGACTGCGCGGCGCTGTCTCCGGCCTGGCGGGCGGAGGTGCTGTAGGTGCTGCTGGTGGCGCCCTTCCAGGAGCCGCGCGCCCTGGAGGTCTTCGAGTAGTAGTCGCGGACCTCCTGCACCTTGTCCGCGAGGACCAGGGCGGCGGAGACCTCGATCTCGTACTCGACGCCGTTGTCCTTGCCGATGCTGGGCACGGTGTAGGTGTTCTTCTTGGCCTCCTCCAGTGCCTCCTGGCGGGCCGACCACAGGCGGGAGGAGATGCGGAGGGTGAAGGCGTCGTAGAAGTTGGCGCGGGCGGTGCGGCCGTCCATGGGCTTGGTGACGGTCTGGTAGTCCCACTCGCCCCAGTACGCGTCCCAGACCTTCTTCTTGCCGGTCACCTGCTCCTTCTTGTACTCACCGGTCTTCAGCCAGGCGTTGGCGGACTCGGTCATCTGCACGAGCAGGGAGGCGTAGAGGGCCTCGACCACCTCGATGTCGCTGGGCATCCCGAACGCGATGACGAAGGTGGAGTTCATCGCGATGTTCAACTGGACGTCGTTGTTGTCGGCGACGGCCATGAACAGTTCGACCAGGCGGGCGTTGTTGTTCTTGCGGGGCTGGCCGATGGAGATGCGCTTGTGGGTGGGCTGCTCGCGCTGCTCCCGCTTGGCGGTGTGCTGGCGGGCTACGGCCAGGTCGATGCTGGTGAGGGTGGCCATGGCCTGCGCCTTGCGCATGTATGCCTCGGCCTCTTCGGGGGTGGAGGCGTTCTCGGCCTTGTTGAGGATCTTGGCCAGCTTGTCGAGGGTGCTCATGTGGTGCTCCTCCTGGTGTGAGGCGGTTGGTGTGTGTTGAACGCTACGGACTCGGGGAACCCTTGTCAAGCGATTCCCTGAAGCCGTTTTACACGCTGGCGAGGCTGCCGAAGCGGACGCCGTGCTGGGCGTACGAGTCGGTGAGCAGCAGGCCGACCTCGGGGCCCATGACCTCGCGCACCATGTACAGGAAGGTGCTGGCGAACGCGGGGCCGTGGGCCTCGCCATGGTTGGCCAGGTGGTGGCTCAGTTCGTGCAGGATGACGATCTCCCGCAGGGCCCAGCCGCTGCTGGTCGTGCGGTCGGGGATGACCAGGGTGCGGGTCAGGGGCTCGTAGTGGGCGAAGCGCCGCCCCGCCCGGCGTCGTACGCGGACCGGCAGGACGGTGCGCTCGGGCCACATGTCCTTGACCCAGTTGAGGCCGAGGACGGCGTCGATGTAGCGCTGGATGGACTCCAGGTCGCCGAACTTGCGCTCCAGGGGCACCAGCAGGCTGGAGCCGTAGAAGTCGAAGGTGGGCACGTCGGCCTTGGCGAGGGATGCGAGGGTGTCGCGGACGAGGTACTCGGCGTCGTAGACGCGCTGGCGCTGGTTGTCTCGCATGGGGTGCTCCTCCTGGTGTGGGGGCGGGTGGTGATGAGGGAAACAATACTCAGGAAGCGATACTCGTCAAGCCGTATCCAGGAAGCAGTAAGCCGTGAGCTGCGTCACACGCGGCCCACGGCTTACCTGGTTGACTTGCTCTGGAATTACTTGCTAGATGTTGGCGTTTCCGTGACCGTTTCCTTCGGGCACGGAATCTTGACCTGCACGGAATGCGTGTGCGCCAGCCCGTATACGGGGGCGTACGGCGTGGCCGAGGACGTAGGTGCGGGTATTGCGGGCGAAGGCCCGACCACGAGCGATACCTTGCACGTACCCGAGGATTGCGACTTCGTCGCTTCCGGTGTCGGTGCGGACAGATACCTGGTCACCGTAGGCACGGGCTGCGGCGAGGAATCCCCTTCGTATGCCGGAGAATCCGACTGGGGATTCTCGGTATGAAGCCCGGAGAAATCCGACTGGGCAACCGCCGAGATCCCGAATGCCGGTACGGCGAGAATTCCGATTGCCGCAAGGGCGACTTTGATGCGCTGGATTCCGTTCATACCAGCACCGTACCGAAGCCCTCGCAGTGGACACAGTCGGCGCCATCCCGGTCCTCACCGGACCCGTAGCACCTCTTGCAGTCGATCTCCTCTGCCGCGCCCTCGCCGGTTTCGGCGGGAGACACTGCATGCACGTGTGCGCTCATGAGAAGTACTAACTAACCTTCCTGGTTGATGTAAGTTGGTACGTCGACGATTTCGGCGTCGATGAAACCGGTAGAGGCCTCGATCATCCGGTCCGCAGAGACGGGCCTGTCGAGCGCTGTCATCTGTTCCCCGGCGTCCCGGCCGAAGATACGGCTGATCATACCGGCCCCGCCGCCATTCCCCTTAGCCTCCAGTTTCACGGAGAAGGAGTCCTGCTCCAGTTCCGTCTTCACCTTCACGAGTTTCTGGAGCCGGTCGATCTCGCCGGAGAGGTTCGGATCCGCGTAGCCACCGGTCATATCCTCGACCATCTTCATGAAGAGGACCCGCTGCGCCTGCATCTCGATGAGTGAATTCTGGAGCGACTGCATCTGCTGCTTGCTCTTCACTTCGACCGGGATGTCGTACGCGCAGTTGGCATTCTGGTCGAAGGCCGGGCACTTCGAGGACAGGAAGCAGGACGAACAGGCGCGCATGGACTGGCTGCGCACGGTCAGGAGAGGGATGTCCCGCTCCTTGTTCACACCGTCCTCGGGGTCGGTGTAGACCTCCTTCTCCTGCACCAGGCCGATGACCGGCAAGTTGGTACGCGGGCGGTCTCTGCGGACGGCCGGAGTTGTCACCGGGTTGAGCGTTTTTCCGTCCTCCGTATCAACTTCAGTGCCCTGCATTTGAGAGAAACTCGAAAGTACCCCTCCGGCAGAAGTAGTAACTGCTTGGGCTTCCTGCGGCCGGTGCTGGTCGATCGAGGTGGCCAACTGCTGCCACGACCAGATGGTGAACCGCAGGACTTCGTCGTTCTCTCCGGCCTCGATACGGTCGGCGTCGAAGCCCGCTTCGGTGAACAGAGTGCGGTGCCTTTTCCGCGCCTGGTCCTTGTACTTCTTCGGGTAGCGCTTCAATTCCCTGCCGTTCCACACAATGGTGTCACCGTACTGGGAAGGGGAAAGCCAGGACGTCGAGGCGACGCTGTCCCAGTTCACGGCAGCCATTTCCGCAGGCTTAGTCATCGCCACTCCGTGGAGTAGCGTGCCGTATTTCCGGGTGATCTCGTTGAGCACCGGGGTGAGATTCCGGCCGTCGAGATCTGTCTGCGGCACACCGACTCGCTTATACCGCTGGGCGAGTTTATCGAGTTCGTCGACTCCCCATTCCGAATGCCATATCGGAAGGAACTTGTCTTCCGGCAGGTCCTCGTAGAAGTCCTCTCGCCGGGCCTCGATCCATTCCCGTCCGAGAACGACAGCGTCGAACTCGGACACCATATGAAGGGAATCGATGTTCTGCTGGACGAACGCCTCGTAATGCGCGGCGATGTCCTTCAGTTCGCCGATCGAGTACTTGTCGTCGTCGGCCTTGTTGACCGTGTAGGCGCCGGAGTCCAGGAAGACCTTCTGGTTTTCGAGGTAGTTGTCCTCGATCAGCCAGGGCCTCGTGAACTTGGTCCGGCGCCGCAGGCCCATGTACGAGAGGGAGACGGTTTCGACGCCTTCCTCGGCCAGCATCTTGCGCCAGCCGGGAATCTCGGATCCGCCGAGGAAGAGGTGCACGGTTGGGTTCTCCGAATCTGCTTGGGTTACTTCGGGGGCTGTACGGCGCTCTTCGGGAAGAGGCCGGGCTGAGTCACGCGGGGCTTCTTGGCGGCCGGAGCGCCGACGGCGGGCTTCTGCCGGGGGCCCGGCGAGGCAGCCATCCCGAACTGCTGCGGGGAGCGGACCTGGCTCGGGCCGAACAGTCCGGCCTGGACGACGCGCTGCGGCTTGGCGGCCGGTGGCGGCGTCTGCGGGGCCGACTGGACGGGGGTGCCCGAGGTGGCGGCGTGGGTGCCGAACGCGGCGTGGAAGTCGTCCCAGGCACCGCCGGAGGGCTTGCTCTGCGCCTGGATGCCGTTCATCCGGGCGTTGAAGGTATGAAGGAGGTCAGAGGCCGCGCTGGAGTGCTGGGCGTGCCAGGCGTCGAGGCTGGAGGAGTGGTCCTCGCGCACCCGCTGGATGTCTGCGTGGTTCTTGATGCCGTTGGCGATGCCCTCGCGGCTCATCACGCGGGCGTGCATGCTGCTGTCCTCGGCCGGGGCGCTCTGCTGGCCCTGTCCCTTGACGCGGATCTTGATGCGGGAGTTGGCGGGCTGCTGGCCGTTCTTGGCGTTCTCCAGGTCGCTGACGCGCTGCTCGACGCTGCGGCGCGAGCCGGGGAACTGGAGGGGCTGGAGGTAGCGGTCGCGGATCTGGGTCGCGATGGAATGGAAGACGGAGCCACTCATGGCCGTATGTCCCTTCTCAGGAAGTAGAGGTAGCGGTGACCGGCCAGGAAGGAGGCCAGGAAGCCGACGCTGATCAGCGACCGCGCGGACGCGCTCGACGCCAGGAAAATGGCGGTGAAGACGGTCACGTTGGTGCTGTAGACGAAGAGGGTGGCGGCGAGCCATCGCTCTGCGGCGCCGAGCTGGCGCCAGGCGGGGATCGTCGCGCGCAGAAGCAGGGCCGCGAACGCTGCTCCGGTGAGGACGGAGAGGATGCGGGCGATGCCGATGAACAGGACATAGCCGTTGCTGGTCACAGGATCTCCATGTGTGGGCGCTGATCTTCTTCGCGTAGTGCTCGCTGCCTCTCCACTTCGTCCACCAGGGCGGACCAGGGGGTGACGCTCTCCTGGTAGTCGGGGCGGAAGCGTGGGGAGGAGTAGTTGGGGTGGAGGTAGTTGAGGACTCCGACCCCGTGGGCCATGACGTGGGCGGCGATCTCCGGGTCGGGCTCGATCAGCAGCTCGACGTGGCATCCGGCCTGCCGTAGCCGGGAGATCTGCCGCATCCTTCGTTCGGCCGGGTCCTCGGGATCCCGCAGGTGTGCGGGGATGAGGTAGGGGTGCTTGTTGAAGCCGTTGACGCGCAGCCAGTGCTTGACCGGCTCGACGTCGGTGTTGTCGGTGATGAGGGCGACCCGGTAGGTCTCCATCAGGCCCCAGTACAGGCGCTGGCCCTGGTGGATGACGGCTTCGCCGACCTCCTTGGACAGCACGCCCTCAACGACGATGGCGACGGTTGCAGTCATCGTCGATCACCCGTGCCGGTGTTCGATCAGGCCCTCGCGGTGGGCCTTGTCATGGGCGCGGACGGCCTTGCGCTGGTCGTGCTCCAGGAAGCGGGGGCTCATCCCGTGTGCCTGGATCAGGTGCTCGTGCACGGCGTCGAGGTCGGTATGGGTCTTGATCTTGGGTTCGACGGGGGCGGTCTTCTCGAACTGGTCGAGGTTGAGGACGTGGGCCCCGACATGGGTGTCTCCCCGGCCGCGCGCTTCGGCGAGCCGGTGGTGCGCGTCGGCGACGTACGGTGTGCCGCCCTGGATGACCACCTTCACGTGCGGGTGGTCGGGGGCCAGCGGGCCGGTGATGTAGGAGTGTGAGCCGGTCTCGTACGCGGTCTGGCCGGTGTGCAGGACGGCGCTGGTGCTGATGCTCTGGAACTCGGCGTGCTTGTTCCAGAAGGCCTCGTTGCCGTGGCTCATCTGCGGGCCGTGCTTCTCGTACCACTTGTCGTCGATCTTGGTGTCGACGACGTTGCCGTGCCCGTCGAGGTGCCCGAACTGCTGCGGGTTGTGCGGCGGGCCCATGACCATCTGCCCCTCGGACTGGGGGTAGTTGGTGCGCTCCTCGTCATGGATGAGCGTCTCGTCGCGGGCGGCGCCGAGCGAGGTGACCTTGGTGAACATCCCGCCGCTGTGAGGCGTGGGATGCCCGATATGAAGTGCGCCGGGCTTGGCCTGGAGGTGCAGCGGTGTGTCCTTGGTCAGGTGGTAGGCCGCGCGGAGCGCGGTCTGCTTCTGGCCTTGGGCTGAGACCCTGCTGCCCAGGGGGACCGGGAGGGCGGTCTGTTCGAACTGTGGACCGGCGGTGTCCGGCTTACTGCGGGAAGGTGCCATCACGCTCTCCTGTAGGGGGTGTTCCAGAGGGCCGCCTTGGCCAGGGCCACGGCAGCGTCATCGAGGGGAGCCCCGTACAGATCCGTTTCTTGTGCTTTGCGGGCCTCGGTCTCCGCTGTGGCGAGGGCGCTCAGGGCCTGGACGGTCCCGGCTTCCTTGTGTGCCTGCCAGCGGAAGTTGTAGTAGTCGCCGTAGCCCTCGCCGGTCCCGGAGAAGGCCATGCGGCGGCTGAGGTGGATGTCGTCGAAGAGGGCCTTGGCCTGCTCGGTGACGATGCGCTGGGAGTCCATGGCGTTCTTCCAGGCCGGGCTGTTCTCCACGGACTGGGCGGCCTGGGAGCGCAGGAGGCCGTAGCGCTTGACGAGCAGCTCGGCCTGCTTCTGTTCGGCTTCGACGGCGGTCTTCCACTCGGCCGGGTAGAGGCTGCGCGGGTCGTCCGGCAGCTCGGGCGGGGTGATGTCCCAGCGGTCGGCGGTGAGGTTGTAGGCCGCGTAGGGGTGAATTGCGGCGATGCTGTGCGAGGTCGTACCCGGGTTCAGGTAGTAGGTGACCTCGTACGTCTGGCCGTGGAAGTTTGTGTTCGCGGTGGACGGCCACAGGTTCCGCTTGAGGTCTGTGTTCAGGAGGTCCGCGAATTCCGTTTCGCTGATTCCCTGGAAGGTGGGATTGGCCTCGTAGAACTTGGGGAAGTCGACGCCGAAGAGAACGTCGAGGTCGCCGTTGCCTCGGTCTCCGGCCCACTGGTAGGAGATGCCGGAGCCTGCGAGCCAGGCCGCTGACCAGGTGCGAGCGCCCTTGTAGCGGGCGTCGAGGAAGTTGTTCAGGATGCCGAGGATGTGGTCACGCACGTCGGGCTTGATGTGCTTGCCGTCGAAGATGTGCGGGTCCAGTCCGCGCTGCGGCGTGCTGAAATAGCCGGATGCCCCCGAGTGAATGTCGGGCTGTGCTCCCTGGCTTACTGCTCGATTGAGGTAGAACTCGTATCCGGCCATGGTTTCGATTCTAGCTGGAATAGGGAAAGCCCCCGATTCTGCAATTGAATCGGGGGCTTTAGTAGTTGCTATTTCTCTCAGAGTTTGAGAGAAGCGCGGAGTTGGGCCTCCTGGGCCTGCCGCTGCATCGCCTGTCCGACCATCATCATCTGCTGCTGGGTGCGCTGGGCCGTCTCCATGACGGTGAGGTCCTTCTGGACCACGGCGACGGCGCCGTAGATGTCGTCCGGGGTGGCTCCTCGCCGGGGGACGAACTTCTGGGTCAGGTCGCTGGTGGCGACGACGGCGCCGTCCAGGCCGACGGCGACGAGGAACGCCGTGGTGACCGGGGTGCCGATCTCGTCCTCGGCGGGCGGGTTCTCCTCCGCCATCTTGGCCAGGGCCTCACGCTGCTCGGGCGTGAGGTCGTCGGTATGAAGCGCGGTGCTGTCGCTGCTGGGGGTCTGACCGAGGATCGGGATGCTCATGTGTGCTCCAGGTATGTGTCGGGTGGGGTTACTTGTAGAGTCCGGCCTTCTCGCGGGCGCTCTGCACGACGAGGGAGTGGACCGGGCAGAACTCGCAGAGGTAGCGGTCCTGGGCGGACTTGTACTTCGGCAGGCCTGCCGCCTTGCGCTCGGCTGCGGTGTCCGGCGTGAGGCGCTTGGAGCCGGTCTTGTAGTCGCCGCAGCCGGGGTTGCGGGCGTGGGCCTTCCAGCAGGCGTGGGCGTCTTCCTGGAAGGTGTTCTTCGCCTCGTAGAAGGTGGTGTCGAAGCCGGTGTGGCCGGTCTTGTCCCTGATCTGGGCGATGATCGCGTCGCGGGTGCTGGGGCTGTCCCAGTGCTTCTTCTCCACGCGCAGCATCGGGTGCGCGATGTGGTTGGGGTGCTTCTGCACGAGTGCTTCCAGGAGGAAGTCGGCGCGGGGGTCGCCCTCGTAGTCGGGCAGTTCCTCCATCGTGCCGCAGGTTTTGCAGAGAAGAAGCCGTATGTGCTCGGCCATGGTGTCCCTTCGAATCAGTACCAGTTAGTGGCCTGGGAGTGTGCCCAGGCGGTGCAGGGTGTCCCGTATACCGCCTCGATGTATCCGAGTCCCCATCGTATCTGGGTTATTGCATTGGTTTGCCAATCCGAACCGGCGGAAGCCATCTTCGAGGCCGGTAGTGCCTGGGGTATTCCGTAGGCTCCGGAGGAGGGGTTGGTGGCGGTGACGCGCCAGTTGGACTCCTTCTCCCACAGCAGGTCCAGGCAGGCGAACTGCGTGGCTCCGACCTTGGCGAGGGCGTAGGCCTTCGGGGAGGTCGGGGCGACGGCGGTGTGCGTCGGCGTTGGGGACGCACGCGGTGTCTTCGTTGGTTTCGGCTGGTGGGTGTGGGTGGCGCTGGCGGTCGGCTTGGGGGTCTTGGTGACCTTCGGGGAGGTTGCCGGAGCCGCCGAGGTATGAAGCGAGGGGCGCGTCAGGGACCGGTTGGCGGTGTCCGGAGCTGAGCGGGTGACAGTCGGCGCTGCGGCGATGCCGCTGTAGTCGACGGGCTGGTCCTGGCCGGTGATGGAGATTGCTGATACGGCAGAAGCCGTAATGAGGATGGCGGACGCTGCTGCTGCTGCGACGCGGTAGCGCATGCGGTGCCTCACGTTCGGGGACGTTCTTGCTCTTAAAACGTAACATCCCCACTACGGCATTGGAAGCCGTAGTGGGGATGACGTTGTTCAGATCACGCCTTGACGGTGAACAGACCGCTGGCCTTGGCCAACTTCGTCAGCGACGCCAGGCCCGGAGCACCCTTGGCGTCGTCGCCCGTGTAGCCCTGCTTCCGGCGGAAGAGGTCGTAGGCGTCCTGCGTCTTGGTGCCCCAGGAGCCGTCCACCCACTTCGCGTCCAGGTAGCCCAGCGCCGACAGTGCCTTCTCGACGAGCAGCACGTCCGCCTTGTGGGTCGTGTGGCCGGTGGCCGCCGGAAGGTCCGCCTTGCGGGCCGCGACGACGTTGGAGACGTCCACGACCGGCTTCGCAGCAGGCTTCGGGGCCGGAGCCGGGGCGGCCGGAGCCGCCGGGGTATGAAGCGAAGGGTTCTGCGACTTCCACGCCGGGTCGGCCGACTCGATGCCGTCCGGGTATTCCGGGTAGCCGTACCCGTAGACGTGCGCGTCGGTCCGGACGTGGGTCTTGGTGTAAACGCCATCCCCTTCTGGCGAACCGTTCACGTTCGTATTGCCTTCTACGCTGTATACGTGAGTCGCGTCGAATCCGATGACGACCCCGGTGTGCTCACCTCCGCCCGGCCCGTAGAAGATCTGAGCGCCGATCGCGGGGTACCCACTGAATCGCTTCCGGGCCTTGTACCAGGAAACGCCGGTCGCGCACGAGGCGGTAACCGGGTAGGCACCCTTCGGCAGGCCCGCCGTCTGGAAGGCCCACGCCGCGAATACCGCGCACCAGGCACCTTCCACGTCGTCGACCCACTCCAGGCCCGGGACCTTGTCGGCGTACTTCTCGTGGTTGTTCCAGTGGCCGTTGGAATAGCCCTCGTGGTATCCCACCTCGGCATTTACGACCTTGGTGAGATTGTCGGTCAGAGACATATTCAGAATCCTGCCTGCGATGGTGGGGTCTGCACGTAGTTCGGGGTGTGGACCGGCTGGCCGTCGGGACGGATCTTGACCTCGTCCTCGTGGCGGCCGTACCACACGTCGCTGAGATCCAGGCGGGCCCGCGTCGTTGCGGACGTCGTCACGCCGATACCGCCACGGTCGACGATGATCTTCTTGTACTTGCCGTCGGTCGCGCCCTCGTTGAGTTCCGCGTTCATGGACCGGGACTGGGCGTAAGCCATTACTTCGCTCGCTTTCCGTTACCGTTCGCGCCCCGGCGATCGTTGAAGATGGCCAGTGGCTTAGCGGCACCGGTCGAACCCTCTTGTACCGTGCGCTTGCTGTTGTCAGACATTCCAGGGCGCCGCTTGTCGTCTGCGCGGTGCGGCTTTCTGTGCTTGGCCATCAAAAGCCCCCAAGGGTCGGCCTTGAACTTCCAGAATAGCCACCTATACTGCCCACTCCGTTAGTCGGAGCTGCGAAGAGGCTATTCACGTCGAGCACGTCCTCAATTCCGAGGGCCGTGGTCCGGTATCCGTACTTCGGAGGAAACAAAGGACGGACGACAGGGGCGGGTGCTGCCTGCATGGCGAGCACGTCACCCGGGATATCGGCGACGCCGAGCGCGTCCGTGAGAATCCGCTCAGGAAGAGAGGCCCACGGACGCGTACGGTCGTATATGGAATCCGCTTGCATCAGAACAACTTCTGCTGGCCCGGGTGGACCTCGGTATGAAGTCCGTTGCCCTTGCCGTAGGTGTTCAGCGAGGAGTCGTGGTTGTCGCCTCGGCGGCGCTTCTCCTCCGACCACTGCGCGGACTGCATGTTGGTCAGGGAGTTGAGGCCGCGCTCCTGCATCACGTTGCGGGCGACGTGGTCGTGGAAGGCGTGGATGCCCTTGATGCCCATGTAGGCCTGCTGGCTGCCGGAACCCTTCTTGTCCTCCAGGTGCGGGGCGAACGCGCCGCCACCGGAGTGGGTGTCGGACACCCAGAACTGCGAGGAGCCGTGGGGGTCGACCCACGAGTTGTGGTAGGCGCCGACCTTCTCACCGGCCGTCGGCTTCCACGCGTTCGACAACTGCTTGCCGTTGAGGACCTGGTTCGTCACGTCGATGGCGAGGGCGTGGTTACGCGGGTAGCCGTTGACCGGGTAGGCGCGGGTGTCGCCTTCCTTCTTCACCAGTTGCGTGAACTGCTTGCCCGACTTCGAGGTGACGGTCTTCTCGACCTTGTCCTCGCGCGGGACGTAGTAGTCCGGGTGGTAGTGGTAGTCGGCGCCGGTCTTCCCGGACTTCGCCCACTTGATCGCGTGGCTGGCCGCCTCGTCGTTGGGGTAGACCGCCTTGCCCGTCTCCTTGTCCGGCCGCACGAAGACGTTCTGCGGGGACGTGATGGCGTTCGCAGCGGCCTGGACGCCGAAGGGCACCCCGTTCTCCTTCGCGGACGTCTTCAGGCGCGCACGAGGGGACAGGGAGCCGTCACGGGTGTGATCCTGGGCCGGGCTGTAGAACGAGTCGTGGTGCCCGCCCTCGTGGGCGTAGGCACGGTCGACCTGCGCGGCCAGCGCGCGGTGCGCGGACTCGGGGGTGACACCGAACTTGGCGGCCGACCGCAGCACACGGGACTGCTCGGCAGGCGTGTGGTCCTCCCACCGACGGTTGACCGGCATCATGTCCTTGACCGGGTTCATGGTGTGCTGGCCGTGCCAGACATCAGATCCCTCCGGGCCCGCCAACTCCATCTGGCCGTGCAGGTTCGGAGCCTTGTCGGTGTTGCCCATCAGCCGGTACGACTGGCGGGGACTGGCACCGGCACCGGGCTTGTCCTGGATGGTCTGGAACCGCTCGGGGTTGGCGGCCTCGTAGGACTGCCGCTTGGCCGACGCGTCCTTGACGGTCTTGTTGTAGGTGCGGGTATCCGCAGCCTTCTGTGCGGGGGTCTTGCTCGCAGCCATCGGGCTACCTCCACTGGTCTGGGGAGTTGTGGGGGGACGCCGACGGCAGCAGCTTCCGCAGCCGTTCGGAGCGCACAGGGTCGATGTCGGCCATGACCTCGGCGACGCCGTACTTCTGCTGGAGAGCGGCCATCTCTGCCGGGGACAGGGCGTTGACCTTGCCGCCGTGGGCGAGGCGCTCGGTGATGTCGCCCTTCTGCGTCCACTTCAGGCCCCGGGCCTGGTAGACCAGACCGGCCTGCGGGTTGACGGATCCGACGTCGGGCCACACGTAGTCGCCGGGGTCGATCTTGTCGCCCTTGTGCACGCCCCTTTGATAGGAGCGGTCGGTGAGGCGCTTCTGGACGCCCTGGAGCACTCTGTCCTGGCGCCGGTCGTTGATGGTGCCGAGATATCCGTCGGGATACTCGGCGGAAGGGACGCGGGCACCCATGGCAGCACGCCGGGCGTCCAGCGGATCGCGGAAGGAAAGAGCATCTGTACCTGCTCCGCCATTCGCACGAACCGGGGCGCCCGGCTGACCTATGCCCATAGGTGGCAGGTATTGCCAGTTAGACATGGCTGCCTACGACTCACATTCCCTGTCGGTACTGACGCCGGAGGTAGAAGTCGCGGTTACCGATGGCGGAAGGGACCGTCACGGTGTTGCGCTGGACGAGTCCAGCCTCGGCGGCATTCGCCTGGTAAAGGACAGCGGTCGGCCGCAGGGAGGCGCCGTTCCGCTCCAGGATGTTGGGGCGGTGGGAAGCGGTAGCCGCCTCCAGGAATCCACCCTTGGACTGGTTCTTCTTCGGGACGGACCGGCCCTTGATGGGCTTGGCCACATTCCCGACCCGGGACGCTGCGGTACCCATGGTCGGACGCAACGACGGGTCATTCGTCGTCACGAGGTTGTCGCTCTTCTTCTTCGCCACTTCTGGCTCCTTAGCCGCCGAGGGTTCGGTACGGGTTCTTGTCGATCCACAGCCGCTTGTCGTAGGTCTGGGAGGACGCGCCATTTGCAGACGGCGCGAATCCCCCGCCGATACGCTTTCGGTCGTAGTCCTGGGAGCCCAGACCGTTGGCGGAACCGCGTACCTGGGTCTCGTCGAAGACTGAGGTCGGCGTGAATCGCTGGGTATGGACCGGCTGGGCCGACGGGTACTTCGTTTCCATGGCACCGGTCGAAAAGGACCCATTTCGTCCGTCCGATACACCATTCATTTCGCCTCCGTGGGATCCTTCCCAGTGTAAAGACGGAATGGCGGCGGTTTAGAACTCGTCAGTGGACGAGGATCCGCAGAAGGATCGCACTGATTTCTCCGGCATCGGGGGTGTTCACCGTGGTGAATCCGGGCCGGGTATCGAGGACGATTCCCCGGGGGGCGACGAAACTGTTGGCGATGGCGATTGCCTTGACGCCCTGGTTCACTGCTCCGGCTCCGATGGCCCGCAGGGTGACGCGCTTGCCGTCGTAGACGGCGTGAGAGATGGCGCTGGCCACGCTGGCGGCGGACGACGAACTCTTGACCCGGAGGATGACCTCGTTACCGGCCCCCTCGTCGGCGTCGAACTGAACTCCCATTTGTTTCTCCTGTTGCTCCGATTTGCATCACATTTTGAGAATACGGAGCGGCAGGAATCTTGTGTTAATGACAACAGGCCCCGGGGCGTCGTCTCCACCCGGGGCCTGTTGCGAATCGAGTTGCTACTTCTCTGCGTACCAGGAACCTATTGCCTGTGCGGGTGGGGTTTCGAGGTACGACTTGGCCCGCTCGAAGAATGCAGGATCATCGCGGGCGTGGCCGAGGAGGTTGTTGCAGGGGCGGCATAGCAGTCCCCGGACAAGCAGGGTTTTGTGGTCGTGGTCGACCGAAAGGCGCCGGGTGGCTCCGGTGGCCCGTCGGCAGATCGCGCACTTCCCGCCCTGCGCCGCGTAAAGGGTGTCGTAGGTCCCGTCCCCGAGTCCGTACGTGGCCTGTACGCGCTTCTGGTGGGCGGCCGTGCTGCGGCGCTGCTTCTCTTCGCGCCAGTGCGTGGCGCACCGTGGGCCGGGGTTGGGCGCTGGGCGCTTGCTCCCCGGCTCGCAGTCCTTGCAGACCTTGGGGGCGGTCACGCGAAGGCCAGGATGTCCCTGACCTTGGTATGAAGGTCTTCGAGGGTGCCGTCGTTGACCAGGCGGACGTCGAACCACTTGTCGGGCAGGGGCTTCTCGGACTTGTGGTCGTTGACCGCACCGACGCCGGGCCGCTCGATCTTGACGAGCATGCCGAGGCGGGAGTCGATGGCGTGGTGCTCGTTCTCGAACCGCAGGTCGGTGAAGACGTACTTCTTGTCCTTGTCCAGGCCCTTGAAGGCTGCGTCGACCCACACGTTCTGGTCGATCATCTCGCGGCCGACTTCGGTGCCGATGACCTGGAGCATCCGGCGGATCTCCTCGTACTGGCGCTTGGCGTCGTCCCAGCCGAGGTTGTCGACCAGGTCCTGGACGCGGAGTTCGTAGCCGTACTCGTCGAAGACGATGACCGGGTTGAGGACGTACAGGGCCTCGCGGAGTTTGTCGGCGAAGGCGACGCGGGTGTAGCCGTAGTCGGCGAGGATCTTGGCGACGGCGTCCTTGCCTGCGCCCGGGAAGCCGTGGAGGCCGATGAACTGCGGGAGCCAGGACTCGACGATGTCGTGGCCGTCGGTGGTGTTGGTGGTGGCGGTGCTCACTGGTTTTCTCCGTTGTTCGTGCGGGGGTCGGTGATGCTGCGCTCGATGTGGTCGCGGACGATGGGGATCTCCCAGATCGCCCGGCGGGCGGTGTCGACCTTGGCGTTGCGCTTGTTCTCCAGGGCGACGAGGGTGCTGAACTGGCCCTGCCAGCGGCCCGTCATCCAGTCGGTCTTCTCGATCAGCGGGGTGACCTTGTCGACGAGGGCGAGGGCCTGCTCCTCGGTCTCCTTGAGGCGCCTGCGCTGCATGACCAGTTCGTCGAGGCGCTTGTCGAGTTCGGCCCGCGTGGTGACCAGGCCCCAGGCGGCGACCAGGACGACCGCGCTGTAGATGGTGACGATGAAGACGAGCACGTAGTTGTTCATCGGGCCATCACGCACCGGGCGGGCACGTCCTTGACGGGAAAGGGTCCGAACCATGAGCACGGGGCCGAGGCGTGGAACCAGATGCTTCCCAGGACGAAGACGGCGAGGACGGTCCCTACGAGGATCCCGCTCAGGGCGTCGTCGGATCTCCTGCTCACGGGCAGACCCTTCCGTTGTTGGTGTACGCGATGTAGGTGAGGGGGAAGTGCTCGGCGAACGCCTCCTCCATGTCCTGCGCGACCTTCTCGATCTCCTGCTGGGGGAAGGAGGGGAAGGTGGCGGAGGGGACGCGCGTTCGCAGGCTGAGGAAGTGCATCAGGCTGCGGGGGTTGCAGGTGGCGTAGAAGGAGGTGAACAGGCCGACCGGGAGGACGTCGCGGGCGATCTCCTTGGCGACTCCGGCCTTGAGCATCCGCTGGTACGCGGACCATGCGGTGCGGTAGGCCTGCTCGTGCTCCCAGCGGGTGATGCCGTACTGCTCGTAGGTGCCGTCCACGAAGGTGTAGGCGCCGGGCTTGCCCTCCTGCACGAGCGGGCGCTTGCGGTCGGGGATGTAGAAGACCGGCGCCAACTCCCTGTATCTGCCTGAAGTTTCGTTATAACTCCAACCAGCGCGGTGACGCATGAACTCGCGGGCCACGAAGATCGGGGCCTCGACGAGGAAGGACAGTTGTCCGTGCTCGAAGGGGCTGCCGTGCCGGTCCCGCATCAGGTAGTTGATCAGGCCGGAGGCCTCCCCCGACTCCGCCGCAGCAGAGCCGAGGGTGGACACGCGGGCCGCCTGGCAGATCTTCGCGTCGGACCCGGCCAGGTTGTCCAGGTCGAGCGTCGCGGTGATCTCGGAGCGCTGGGCGATCACTTGGCGGACACCTTGCTCTTGGGCGCTTCGTCGTTCTTGATCGTGGCCTTGAAGAAGGCTCCGGCTGCGTCGTGCCAGACGACGACACCTTCGGGGTCCTTGAAGCCGGGAGCGATGAAGGAGCCGTCCGACTCCAAGGTATGAAGTGCGATGTTCACGGCGTAGTTAAGGTCGTTGCCGTTGGCGACCAGGATGACCGGTACGACGGTGACCTCCGGCGGGGCGGGGACGGCCTTGGGGAAGGTCTCCAGGTACTTGTCGGTGACCTCGGCGTCGCGGATGTCGTACCAGCGGTTTACGTTGAAGAGGGCGAAGCGCCGCTCGTCGAGGCCGTAGCCGGACTGGATGCCCTTGCCGAACCACTCGCCGTAGTGCTTGCCCTCGCCGAGCGCGGTGAGTGCGTCAGCGTTGTCGTAGACCCACTTGGCGAAGCCGAAGTTGTCGGCTTCCAGGGTCAGCCAGCGGTTCCGGCTTCCGGCCCGGACGAGGTAGGTGTTGCCGTCGCTGCCTCCGGCGAGGATGCCGGTGGGGTCGGTGGCCTGGAACAGGTCGGGCTCGTCGACCTTGGTGACCTCGATCAGGCCGTTGGTGCCGTCGATCTTCTCGGTGAGCACGACCTTGCGGTGCAGTCGCGGGATGGGCCGGAACTTCGGGTAGTCGCTGGACTTGAGGATGGTCATGTGGTGGTCAGTCCCCTTCGTGGGCCGTGTAGAGGTCGAGAGGTACTCCGAAGCGGAGGCCTTCGGGGGTGTCGATCTCCCGTCCGGCGCTTACCGCTTCCTTCTTACGGATACGAAACACTACTTCCCGACGGTTGTCAACGTACTCGATCCAATCGATTGACGAGCGGATCATTGGGAGTTCCACGTCCAGGTCGTACAGCACGTAGCCCTCCCACAGAACGGACGAGTCGGTGATGCCGACGTGCTGGTACAGCCGCAGCAGCCAGTCCTGCTGGCCGACCTTGTAGACGTGCCCGCCGTAGCGGATGTGGACCGGGTCGCGGTGGCTGGACAGGCAGGTACGCGGCGCTCCCGTACGGAACTGGGGGCGCCACGTCCACGGCGGCCGGGGCTGCTCGATCCGGCTGATGGTCCTCTGCACGCGCCTCATGCGTTCATCCGCCCGGCGCGGTTCTCCCGGTCGCCACGGCCGACCCGGCGGGTCAGTTCACGGCTCAGGAGGGTGTTCTTGCGGTCGGCGCTGTCGTAGACGGCCTGGAGCATCTTCCGGTAGGCGTAGGCGGCCGTCTTGGCGTCCTGGGCGGCCACGTACTCCGGGTCCTCGTAGGCCATGGCCTTGGCGGCCGTCACTGTCTTCTGGTTGGAGTTGCGGACGGCGGATAGGGCCTTATGTGCTTCGAGTGTGTCGACGGACGACTTTTCGTCCACCTCCGCCGCTGCCAGCCGTGCTCCCGTGTACTCCACCCACGCGGTCGTCCTGGTGAACAGGCTCATCAGTTCGCTGTCGCTTAGTGCGGTGGGATCCTCCGGCAGTTCGGGCGCGTCGCCGTCCGGCTTCGGGGGCAGGTACAGGTCCTCGCGCTCCAGTTTCCTGGTCGCCTTCTGGCTGGGCGACTGCACCGCTTCCCAGCCCTTCCTCGCTACCGCTCGTGTCATCGGTGGTGGTCTCCCAGCAGGTGTTGAAGAACGGACAGTCCTTGCAGACCTTGGTGTCCTGGCCGGTGAACTCCGGCCGTGGTGGCGGCTTGCCCTTCTTCAGGGCGTATTTGATGTCGAGTGCCGTCTCGAACAGCGGCTCTGCGATCTCCGGGTTGTACTTGACGACGAATTCCTTGTGGGCCTGGGTCGCCTTGTACTCGTAGAGGAAGATCACCTTGTCGAACGGCAGGCCCATCTCCTTGCACAGCCGGAGATAGATCTGCGTCTGGCGTATGTGGCTGCCGAAGGGGCGCCGGAGCGCCTTCCACAGGCCGTCGGTATCGATGACGGTCTTGCCGTCCTCGGTCTTCACGGTGAACTGCCGCAGCAGCTCGGGGTTGTCGAACCGGACGGTGCCGTTACCGATGGACTTGACCTCGACGAGGGCGTTCAGGTCCTCGATGGCCCCGTCCTCGTGCCCGGCGATCAGGAACTCGCTCTCCGCCTGGAGCGGCACCTCGCGGTACTCCAGGTAGACCGGGAGGGTCGCGAGGTCGGTGCGGTCGCGGCAGGACGGGCAGGCGATGCGTCCGGCGGTGCCCATCTCCCAGTAGTCGCAGACGGGGCACTTCCACTTCCCCCACAGGCGGCCCATCTGCTGGAGCCACGTCTGCCACTTCGCGTGGATGGCGTGACCTTCCATGAAGACGGTCTCCAGTTGCGCGGAGAAGTTCCGGCTCTTCTCGGGGGAAGCCCCCGCCAGCCTGTAGTAGGTCTGACGGGGGCACCAGTCGCTCTTGGCCATCTCGGAGGGGTGGATGATGTCCTGCCGCCGGTCGGTCGGCTTGTCGTGCTCTTCCAGGAGGTGCTTGTGGATGTCGCCGAGGAGGACGGAATTACTCTTCTTCGTCTCCGCCAGCGACGCGATCCGGCCAGATGGCTTCAAGGGTTTCTTTGCTCGGGGCACGGTCGAAACTCCACTCGTTCTTGGGCACGAACCTCCGGATGTAGGCCCGCTCAAGGACGGTGAGGCCGCCCCAGATTCCGTAGTGCTCGTTGTTGACGAGCGCGAATTCCAGACACTGTTCCCGGAGGGGGCAGACCCTTTCGGTATAGGTGCCATTGCAGATGTGCTTGGCCTGGGTCTCGCTCCCGTTACCGTCCCCGAAGAAGTCGTCGTGCTCCCGCGTCGGCCGGAACTTGCGGCACGAGGCTTCCTTTTCAGGATTACCTCCACCATCCCATTCAGGGGCATTCAGTCGGAGGTGCATTACCACGGCAGTATCTCCTCGGCGTCCATTTCCGGATGCGCCAAGGTATGAAGCGCCAGGAAAGTCTCTTCGGACATCGTGATCCAGTTTCTTCCACCGGACATCTGAGTCCCGAAGAGCATTTCCCTGCCGTCGACCAGGGCTTGCTTCTCTGCGGTGATCAGTTCCTTTTCCTTGAGCGAGTACGAGCCCTTACTGGTGACCTTGTACTCGATCGAGTAATCCGGGGTGCGGACGTCGTTCTTTCGCACCCAACCGTTGCCGCTACCTGCGTTCACCGTCCCGCCGAGGAGTTGCGCTCCCCGCCGCTCCTGCCTCTGGCTCTTCTTCAACATGTCCGCCATAAGAGGCCTCCAGGAGTGTGGCGAGAAGCGTGAACTTCTCGTGGGACCGGTCCTGGCGCCGGGAGTACCGGACGCCGAGGACCAGGATGTAAACGGCTGCTACGACCAGCAGCGAGGAGAGCACGGCCACCATCAGGCGGCCTGGGTATGAAGCCCGTCGGCCTCTTCCGGCTTCGGCCGTCGGCTGACCTTCTTGGTGCCGGAATTCTCGGCGGCCTCCAGGTCCTCCTCGGAAATGGAGCGCTCGTCGGCGTGGAGAGAAGCGGCGAGCACCTTCTCGTACAGGAATTCCTGGAGGTCCAGGTCCTCGCGAATGGCGGCGAGGGTGTTTTCCTTGCTGTGCCAGCGAAGGACGGGCTTTCCCTTGTCGTCGTATTCGCCGTTGTCGATCTCGTAGTAAGCGCCCTTGCGCTTGATGACGTCGAAGAGGATCCCCATGATCATGATTTCCTTCGTGGTGTCGAAGTCACCACGGACGAAATTCAGGTACGGGGCGGAACGGAAGTAGGCGTCGATCGTGGCGATCTGCTGGGGGGCCGCCGACTTGTTCTTGATGGTCTTTACCTTGATGACCTGGCCGACGTTGACCTTGCCCTTTCCGGGCCGGGCTTCCTGAATCCATTCGTCGCGCCGGACTTCCACCCGGGTGTAGAACGCGTAGTTCTTGGCGTTTCCGCCGGGGGTCGTGGTCGGCGTGCCGTGCGGGGAGAACTTGCCGATGGCGTCGCGGTACTGGTTGATGACGATGCCGAGCAGCGGGCGGTCGTCGGGGTCGGTCATGCTGCGCTTCGTCGCCGCGCCGGACTTGCGGAAGAACTTGCCGGTGAGGCGTGCGCCGAGGGCCATGGTGGCCTCGTCCATGTCCTTCTCGGACTCCTCGTCCGGGATGAGCGCCGGGTAGGAGTCGAGGACGATCATGTCGACGGAGCGGGACGTCGCGAAGTCGAGCATGGTCTGGTAGGCGAACTCCATGGCCTGGGTGGGGACGACGATCACGCGGTCGTTGTCGACGCCGAGGGCCTCGGCCTGGTCGGTGTCGTAGTGCTCGGCGGCGATCCACAAGCAGGTGAAGTTGGGGTCCTTCTTCTGGTTGGCGGCCAGCGTCTTGTAGACGATGAAGGTCTTGCCGTGGGACTCGCGGCCGATGACCTCGACCCACTGGTTGCCCGGCCAGCCTCCGCCGAGGGCGATGTCCAGGGAGAGGGAGCCGGAGGTGAAGCGCTTGGCGACGCGCATCTCGGAGGCGAAGCAGACGGCGCCCGGGTGGGTCTTGTTGATCTTTGCGAGGAGGGCGAGGGCTTCCTTGTTCACGCTCAACAGGGGCCCCCGTAGGTATGAAGTCGCATGTGGTGTTACTCCTGATCCGATAACCGCGAAGCGGTAACGAAGAACCGGTAGTTCCAATACCATATCGGTGAAGGAACTACCGGTCCACTCATGTATCAACTAGTCAGACGAAGATCTTCAGGGAATTTGCCGAGGCCACGGCGGCAGAGGCTTCGGCCCGTTGCCGTCCCATGGGGCCAGCCACTGCTGCTCGATGAGGTGGGAGACCACGTCCCGACCGTCCCGCAGGATGATGGTCGCGAGGTACCGGCCGCCGAACTTGTCCGGGTCGACGTCACGGCCCACCTTGTGCGAGCGGACAACCACCTGACTGCCCACCGGCAGGAGAGCGGACAGGTTCGCTCGCGCCTCCTTGCCTCCCGGCTCCTTCAACTCGCGGGCGTTGCCGCCGTGCAGCCGGATGTGGAAGTCGTGTTTCCAGGTGTCGACGCCGAGGTCCAGGTTCACCGTCACCGTGTCGCCGTCGTGCACGTCGGTGACGACCGCGTTGTACTCGTACATCAGTTACTCACCAGGTCGACGACCTCACAGCCACCGGCCGCCGAGCACGCCAGTTCCTGGGAGCCCACGGTCTGGTCGTAGGTCTCGTAGAAGGCCAGGTCCGACCACTCGACGCGGTACTCCTGGGCGGCCAGCGCCTCGTACTCCTCCTGCGTGACCTCCTCGTACGGAGCCTGCACGTAGGTGTGGTCGCTGAAGGGGAGGAAGGAGACGCCGGAGATCTCGTCCAGGTGCTTCCAGACCCACTCGCCGACCTCGTCCCACTCGTGCTCGCGCACGGAGATCGTCACCGACGGCTTGTGCTCGCACCAGTACCGCTGGTACGCCAGCCAGATCTCCAGGTGCTCGATCGCCGAGACGTCCTCACGCACCAGAGCGTCCTCCCCGGCCCGCTGGACGAAGGTGAACACCCACGCGGCGGAGTTGTAGGAGTCCTCCTCGTGGGGGATCCCGGCGTCGATCAGAACGAACGCGATGGGGTCCTTCTTGTCCACCCGCACGCGCCGCTTGTAGAAGCGGGCGTGCTTGGTATGAAGCCCGGACTCGCAGTCCACCAACTGCGAGACGGTGCCGGAGGGCTTCACGCAGGTGATCGCATCCGAGGACGGGATGCCGATGCGCCGGGCCTCGGTCTCGTTGGCGATGCGGGCCGTCAGGCGCAGGTCGGTCAGCGCGAGGGCGGTGAGCCCGTCACCCTTGCTGCCGTTGGTGATCTGGTTGCCGAACACTCCGGTGAGGGAGACACCGAGCAGCCGCTCCTCCTCCGCGTTCTTGCGCCACTCATCACGCAGGTACGGGTAGTCCGTCAGCGTGCTCTGCCAGGTGCCCAGGGTGGCTGCGAGGGCGACCTTGCGCTCCAGGTCCTCCACGGTGTCCTGCGGCCGGACGACGACCTCGGAGAGGTTGCAGAAGGAGAACGGCCGGAGAATGATCTCCGAGCACGGGTTGGTCCCGTAGTCGGTGTCGGCCGAGCGGTGCCCGTACTTCGCGGCCTGCCGCTGGGCTGCACCACGGTGGAAGATGCCGCGCTCGCCGGAGCCGGACGCCACCAGCGACGCCCACTCCTTGTTGAAGTCCTCGTAGCGCAGGCCGTCGTCGTAGACGGCGGAGTTGTTGGCGAGGGCGCGGTAGCCGTGGTCCTTCCACCATTCGCCCGACTTGGCCTGCGCCATCTCCTGGTCGTCCAGGTCGGACAGGGAGATCATCGCGGACCGGCGGACGCCGCCGACCACCACGACGGAGGCGATCTTGCAGGCGATGTCGTGGACCTCGATCGGGCGGAACTGTCGGCCCTTGGCGCCCTCGAACATGTCGACGGTGAACTGGAAGAGGTCCTCCAGCGGACCCGGGCCGGAGGCTCGCCCTCCGAAGGTATGAAGTCGGGCCCCGGCCGGGCGCACCTTGGACAGGTCCCAGGCGACGCGCTTGCCGCTCCAGAGGTTGGTCAGCAGCGCCCGGAAGGCCAGCGCCCAGCCCTCCTTGGAGTCCTCGACGGGGATGTACTCGCGCTCCTCGAACTCGATGACCTCGGGGACGGCGGGCAGTTGGTCGGTGTACCGGCGCTCGACGGAGTAACCCACGCCCGTGCCGTTCATGAGGATGTAGAGGAGTTCGTCCAGGGCGCGCGGGTCCTGGAGCGGGAGGTAGGAACAGTTGAAGCCCGCGATGTTCGAGCGGTCCAGGGCGGCACCGGCCGTCATCACCGCGCGCATGGACGGCATGACCTCGTGGTCGAGGACGGCCTGACGGACGGCTTCGACGACCCCCTGCTCGGGGGTGTAGTCGTGCTTGTTCTTCAACTGGCCGAGCATGAAGTCGATGTAGCGGTCGACGGTCTCGGTCCAGGTCTCGCGGCGGTTGCGCTCCTCGTCCCAGCGGGCGTACCGGGACTTGGCGATGAAGGAGCGGTAGGGGTCGGCGATGTCGCCGGTCGGAGTGAGCAGGGAGGTCACCAGGAAGTCCATTCAGTAGGTAAGGGGGGCGCTCAGACGGATCCGTCAGCCCGGATGAACGCGCCAGGGTTGTAGTTGCTCTGTCCGCCTCGGCCGCCAGCGGCGGTCTGCTTGGCGGGGGTGGCCGGTCCGTCTCCGGTGCTGCCGGACGGAAGGCCTGCGGTGCTCTGGGTGAAGCGCGGGTTGTATCCGCACGTGTAGCACTGGGCCATGGCGTTGGGCTGGCCGATGGGCTTGAAGTACTCGCCGCCCTGGCAGTCGGGGCAGCGGGTGTCCTGCTTGGTGACCATCGCACGGGCCGGAGCCTTGCCCTGGGGCTGCTCTGGCACTGTCTGCGGGGCTTGCGCCGGGGTGGGGTAGGGCTGCTGTCCGGAGGCCCACCAGGGGGCGCCGGACGGCTGCTGTGGTTGCTGCTGCGGCACCGGGGCCGGGGCCGGGGCGGCCGGTCGAGCAGCCGCCCCCAACTTGTTAGCCCAGAAGTTGCTCACCGAACTGCACTCCTTCTGCGTACGTGATGATTCCCATGTCGAAGAGGTTGGCGAGAATTGCCACCACCCCGGCGCGCAGAACCGAGGAGTGATGCCGCTGGAGAGCGACGGCCGTTTCCTCGTCCGCTGAAATACCGGAGTTAACCAGCATAGCCGAGGCAGTAATGCCGGAAACCAATGGGACGAGGAGGTCCAGCATTTCCTTGACCGGCCGGACCTCGTTGAGCCTTTCGTGGCTGGCCCGGTGCTCCATTTCGGAGACGTCGGGGCTGTCCGGGGTCAGTTTCATGAGGGGGATCATTCCCGGGACGTCGGGGCACGGGACGATGTCCCAGAGCAGCCGCTTGACGAGCATCTGCGGGGTGAAGATGTCGACCTGGGACTCCTCCTCCTCCCCGAATTCGCCCTCGTCGTCCTTGCCCTTGTTTCGGTTGAAGAATCCCATTTACTTTGCCTCCGACCAGCGGTCCACGATCTTCACGTCGGAAGACAGCGGCACCTTGAGCAGTTTCTGGATGTCCTCGCCGAGCATGGCTTCCTTCACCAGAGCGGCGGCTTCCTCGGCGCGGTCCTCCGGAGCGAGCACCACGAGTTCGTCGTGCACGGAGAGGATCAGCCTGATCTCGTCCGGCAGGATGTTGTTCAGCCGGATCATCGCCAACTTGATCAGGTCGGCTGCGCTCCCCTGGATCAGGGAGTTCACCGCCTGGCGCTCGGCTCCCATCCGCAGCCCGTTGTTCTGCGAGAGGATGAGCGGCAGGCGACGCTTGCGGCCGAGCAGGGTGCGGATGTACGGAGGGCGCCGCGACCGGCAGACCCGTACGACTTCCTCCTTGAATCGGTAGATCTCGGGGAACAACTTCCGGTGCATCTCCATGAAGCGCTTGGCGTCCTTGAGGGAGATCTTCGCCATGCTGGCGACCTTGTCCGGACCGGCGCCGTAGACGACAGCGAAGTTGATTCCCTTGGCGACCTGACGGAAGTCGATGCACTCCCGGTCGCCTGCCTTCACTCGCCGGACGAATTCCTGCGGGTCTATTCCCATCAGCGCGGCAGCCGTGGCCGAGTGAGGGTCGACGCCGTTGTGGAATCCCTTATACAGATCGCCTCGGCCGATGAAGTGCGCGAGCACCACGAGTTCGATCTGTCCGTAGTCCGCGACGACCAGTTTGTATCCGGCCGGTGCCACGAACAGTCCACGGATTCGCTTACCGAGTTCCGTGTCCGGACGGGGGATGTTCTGGAGGTTTGGTTCCCGGCAGGAGAATCGGCCCGTCACCGTTCCGTACTGGACGAAGTCGGCGTGGATCCGGCCGTCGAATATCCGGCAGGGCTTCTTCGGGTCGTCCTCGATACCGAGGTAGGACAGCGGGTAGTCGAGCAGCTTGCTGACTTCGGCGTACTCCAGCAGCTTCTTGACGACCGCGTTGTTCTCGTGCTTTTCCAGGCTGTCGGCGTCGGTGGAGTAGTCCTTCCACTCCAGCTCCTGCCCGGCGTCCCGCTTCTTCTTGCCGCCGTCGGTCGGCTTGGAAGGGCGCAGGCCCTGGCCGCCGTCCTTCTTGGGCGCGTACAGCACCTCGGCCTTCTGGGCCGGGGCGTTGAGGTTGAACTGCTTGCCCGCTGCGCGGTAGATGTCCGCTTCGATGTCCACCAGGCGCTCGGACATGTCGCGGACCAGCTCGCGCATGGCCTGCTCGTCGACCGGTGCTCCGGTGATGCCCATGTCGAGCAGCACGCCGAGGACGTCCTCTTCCAGGCGCCGGACGTTGACCAGGGACTGGTCGTTGATCCGCTTCTGGAACTTCTTCCACAGCAGGTAGGTGTACTTCGCGTCCATGTACGCGTAGTGGGCGACCTTGGAGAAGGGGTGGGCCTCGACGCACTTGCCGACGTTCTCGGTGTCGTAGTCGACCTTGTAGTAGCGCTTGACGAGTTCCTTGAGGCCCTTCTGTTTCATATTTTCGTCCAACAACCACTGCAAAACGATGGTGTCGGAGTACTTCGGGGGTGCGATCTCGCCCCAGTACTTCGCCGTGGAGATGAGGTCGAAGGTCGCGTTGTGCGCGATCTTGATCTTGTCCTCGGCGAAGAACAGCGGCTTGAGGATGGAGAACACCTCGGAGGGGAGCATCTGCTCCGGCGGGGCGTCGTAGACGGCCGGGATGGCGTCGAACTTCCCGGTGATCTTGTTCTTCTTCTTCGTGGCCTTGCTCAGCAGGACGTCACCGTTGGGGTGGCCGAACGGGATGGCGTAGGCCTCGCCGTCGGTGGCCAGGCTCAGCCAGTTGGCGACGTTCTGGGTCGGGACACCTCGGTTGGCGCCGAAGGTCTCGATGTCGAAGGAGAAGGCCGACGCGCTCATGAAGCGGTCGACCACGGTATGAAGTCGGTCGGGGGTGAGGATGACGCTGTTGCGGATGGCCACGGGCGGTACCTCCTGGCGGTGTGGTGGGGAAGCTGAGGGGGAGGCCCCGGCG